CTGGCTTGCAGGGTTGCGAGCGGTCGCTTGCTGGGACCGCCCCGTCATCGAGCCAGATGAACCGGCTGTGCCTGATGGCAGGGAACCGGCCTCTGTCGCTGACCAGCCTACCGATAAAGAGCTGCTGGATCTCATGCCCGAGACCATGCGGGATGAGTTCAGTTATGCAGCCAATGTCTGCAGCGACGCGACTGGCGGCCAGGTCAAACCCGGCATCTTTCGCGTCTGCCTGAACCACTCAGCACTGGAGTATGCCCGCGCCGTCCTTTCCCGCTGGGGGAACCAATGACTGAACCCAAGCCAACTCCTAATGATCGCCAAATTAGAAGTTCGCTGTCCCCCCACGCGCAGGCGGTGCTGGATGCTTACCGCAACCCACACATTTACAAGAACGTATATGCCCTCGCCGCCGCCCTGCGAGCTGCTGCTGAGCAGGTGGTGCCGGAGCAGTTTGAACCACCAGCCGGAGAGGGTGAGCCATGGCCTCGGGACTACCAGTTGATGTCTGATTCCAAATGGGAGCAGCGCCAGCACATCCACGCTCAACTTCTCGCCATCGCCGCCGAGCTGGAGAGTACGAATGACTGATTACCAGTCCACGCTACTTTCTGCTGTTTTGATTCTTTTCATCGTTGCTTGGTACTTCAAATGACTAAACTATCGCCACAAGCGCAGGCCGTAATGGATGCAGTCATGGGTCAGGATGGTGAGCCGTATCCCTTGGTTATTGCCGCCGCCCTGCAAGCTGCTGCGTTGTACTGCAAACGCGACAAATTACAACTTCTCGCTATCGCCGACGAGCTGGAATCACAATGATCTCTTCAAGCTGCGCCGAACGTCTTATTGATGAATTTGAAGAAGGCGAAACTGTCGCTCAAGGAATTGCAAATGTGTTAAAGCATTTAGCTAATGTTTTTGAGGAGTATTGCGATTGTGATGACGCAAGCCTGATTGGAGTTCCAGTGTCTACACTTGAGGATCTTGCTGAGAAACTAGAAAGCTTAAATGAATAGAACAATCGCAAATCCTAAATGCCCCGCCTGTCAATCAGATAATACGAATGTTTTTAGAACAACTCGATCAAAGCAGGGCGATTGGCATCGAATCAGAATATGCAATTCTTGCAAGATACGTTTTGCAACTGTTCAGCCAGCAGAGGTAACGGTTCTACAGAGCGAAGTTACATGGCCGACAGGCAGACAGGTCGAGATCAATTGGAGGCTTATTAACGCAAGACTGCAGGAAAACACAGGTAGTTGCGCTCAGCAAAAAAACAAAGTACAATTGCCATTCATCCCACAGCAGAGAAATGGCCCATCCTAAATCTGGTATTTATACAAAAGAAGATACCGAATACATCTCGGTTAGTTCTGTTCTTGGTAGAACAGCAGAACTGTTCAATCCAAACAAGTTAAAGGGTCTTGAAATTTGGCGCCAAATGGAGCCGAACTGGCAAGACATCATGGAGCGAGCGCAGCGCAGAGGAACAATTATTCACTCAGAAACTGAACTCTCGTTCTTTGGTGATGCACAAAAGCACAGAATGGATCATGCGAGTATGGATGAAATGATCTCATATAACGTTCCAGAGTATATGACGTATTTACAACCTGTACTTGAGATTATCAAAGAAAATAATTTTAAGCACGGTGTTAGTCATCCATCATTTTTAATCGAAGAAGTTCTTCATTGTCATCTTGGCTATGCAGGAACTGCTGACGCAAGGCTCTTCTGGGAGGGCGAATACAGCATCTGGGACTGGAAAACCGTACGCTCATACAAAGAGGAGGGCGTCAAAAAGAAACCAAAGTCAATATCTCATTACAAAGAGGCAGAAATTCAAATTGCCGCTTACGCACTTGCTCATAATCTTGCCGTTAAGCGCGGAGAACTTGACACGGAAATAACTCAGGGTGTAATCTGCATTTGTTACGACTGGCGTGAGCCACACATTCACGTCCTTAACAAACAGGAGTTAAAGGCTGCAGCGCAAGAGTTCATCGAGCGCTACAAAGCTTATTGCTCCCTTGAAAACACCACTTTTCCTCGGCTCACTGAATCATGATTCTCACCGCAACCGGTTATACAACTGGCGAGATTCAAGTCAAAGACACTGACTACGGCAAAACTGCAACCGTTTCTATTCGTTGCAAGTCTGGCAACGGCAAGCAGTCGTACTTTGTTAACGCTGTTTTTTACGGCAAAAAGATTGAGCTAGCTCAGCGCTATATCAATCAAGATGGTCGCCAGGTTACCATTACTGGCCTCATCAAAAACGTGCTTCAAAAAGAATCCAAGAAGGATAACACTCCTTACTACGCCATTTACATGGATGGTTTTCATTTCACCATTCCTGAAAACAGTGGCCCCGGTGAAGAGCGTTATGCAAGCAAGCGCGGCTCTTCCGTATCTGATGAAGATGTAGCGTTCTGATCTCTTGGCAGGGCACAGCAGGTATTGATCCCTGTCGCTGCTGTTTTGTCTCCCCCTCGCCAACACCTCTACTGCTCGGGCCAGGCGGTAGCTTGCAAGGTCACGGCGTCCGCAACGTCTCGGGGTCTGATCGCGGAGTGAGGCGGTTCCAGCCAACCCATAGGCTTCTGGGCCTCACTAAGACAAAATGCTCGTAAGTCCAAGCTGGAAAGCCCCCGAAAGGGGGTTTTCTTGTATCCTGAAATGCACGCAGAACTTCAATGCCCAAAAAGCTAATCGGTATTTATAGCCCCGCCCCTCAGTCTGGCAAGACATTGGCGGCAACGGTATTGGTTCACAAGGGTTATCAGCCAGTCAGCTTCGCCGAGCCGCTGAAAAGAATGATCACTGAATTTCTGGTAAGCTTTGGATACGAAAAAGAACAGGCAATAAAACTTGCGTGGGTTGACAAAGCTGTTGTCATAAAAGAACTCAATGCAAGCTGCCGTTATCTCCTGCAAACTCTTGGCACGCAATGGGGCAGGGATTATGTTTGCGACGATGTTTGGATTCGTGCGTGGAAAGCAAGGGCTTCAAAATTTGATGCTGTAATCGCTGATGACGTTCGCTTCCCGAATGAAGCCGAGGCGATAAAAGAAATGGGCGGCGAAATGTGGAAAATTGTTCGGCCATCCGCAGGGCACGATTGGTCTCACGTATCAGAAGGTGCGCTAGACGAGTGGAATGGATTTGATAGGATCATCGAAAACGACGGAACTCTTGAAGAGTTTCGGGCGAAAATTGATCTAGCACTCGCTAATGCCCACGGCTAAGGACGATATTTTTTACGACGCACGGCTTGTAGCAGAAGCGCGACTGCACTTGTCAACAGTGATGAACGGTCAGTATTCAGAGCCGTTCTTCGTGACAATGTGCAAAATAATGAGCAGAAAAACGTACCTAGGATATAAAACCTTTAACGGTAAAGACGCAAAGCTCAGTGGCATTATTGATTTTTTCTACAACTACACATACGGGCTGGGCATCACGTCGAAAAGTATCAATCAGTTTCTCGCCAATTGCGCAAAAGTTGCGATACAAGACAAAACGCAAACTCAATATGCGTCAAAGCTGATCAATTGGCTGAAAAATGAAGACGAGCGATTTAATTTTCCTGGTGAGTATTTTGAATTTAAGCGGCTGAAGACATGTATTCGATACATGCCTCGATCGCAAAAGCTTAAAAAGTATGAGGCATACAGGCTTCTGTGTATGCTCTATTTCGATTACCCGCATTTACTTCAAGACATAGGCGCAGGAAGAAAATTCAAAGATGTATTCGTTTGCTGCGATCACTATCTGCTAAGAAACAGAGAAGAAAAGCTCAAGCCAATCAAGCACTTACGGTTTGTATCAGCAGATGGCTGCAAAAAAATAGCAGAAAAACTTTACGAGAGATTTGATAAATATCACATTCGTGTCATCGTTGCTAGGTTGATCGAGCTTTACAAAGAGGATCAGCAAAAAAGTGACGCTGAACCTGCTGACCAACTTTGAAGAGTGCGCTGAGCAAAGCTTCTCTTTCTTCGTCGCCGGAAAACCTGAAACCCAGGGCTCCAAAAGCGCTTTCGGCCGAACCTGGACCGATGCGAACGGGAAACAACGTGTGGCCGTAGCGATGGTCGAGCAGTCCAAAGGGCTTCACCAGTGGCGCAGCAGTATCGGTCGCATGGCCCTGATCATGCGCCCAAACATGTGGCAGACGAATGGCCTGTACGCCCTGCACGCCGTTTTTTACATGCCGCGCCCGAAGGCCCACTTCAATGCCAAGGGCGAACTGAAATCGAACGCGCCCGTTTTTCACAGCAAGTTGGGCGACGCCGACAAACTGTTACGCGCATGTGGCGACGCTCTTACAAAAGTATGTTACGATGACGACGCCTTAATTGTCGCCGCTTCGTCCATCAAGCTTTATTGCAAGCCGGATGGCGTTCCTGGCGTTCACGTAACAGTGACGCGCCTAAATGAAGCAGCAGCTGGTGGGGCGGCTTTTGTATTTGCTCCCTGACGAGCGATACTTGCAAAAGCCCGGTTGCCATGTTATTTTGCATCGGTCAACCACACCAGCCGTTATGGCTCGCAAAAAACAGGGCGCAGAAAACGTCCTAGATCCCGTTGATTCCGAAATGGCACCTGCAACTCTCGCTCCTGAAATCGAAGAAACCGAAGCTCCTGAAGTGGGTAAAACCAAAGTCAAGGGCGACAAAATGACGGGTCAGGCTCTGCTTGACTACGTTGCTGCGCACAAAGAAGATCCCATCGAGGAAGTTCTTTTTGCAACTGGTTACTACACCCTTGTAACCGATAACGAAACTGGCGAGAGCGAGACCCGTTATCACAAGCCCGCCTTCTTCAAGGCGATGACCGAGGCCAGCACTGGTTATGTGCCGCCCTCCAACCGTCGCTCTTACACCGTTCGCCGTGGTCGTCAGCCCGTGATCACCGTTGGCAAGACCGGCAACTGCGTCGTCGGCAACCGTCACAGCAGCATTGCTGGCTTTGGTCCCGGCTCCAAGGTGCAAGTGACCGCCGAGGAAGGCAAGATCGTTCTGACCGCCTTTGAGGGCGATGCAGACGCCGCTGACGAGGGCGACGATCTCGATCTGTGATCTGATCACAGCCGGACAAATCGGCCCCGTTTCGGCGGGGCCTTTGTTTTGCCATTTCAACCATGCAAACCCTTCAAGAACAGGCACGGAAATTCAGGGAAGTTTTTGGGCTCCCAAAAGACTGGAATCGAGATCAGTTTGAATTGCAGCGATTATTGATTCGCGAAGAATATAACGAAACAATGGTTGCAAGCTTTTCATATGAAGGCAGCCGTGGCGCCACAGCAGCAAGAGAAGATTTTCTCAAAGAATTAGCTGATCTTGTTTTTGTCTGCTATCAAATGGCCGAATATCTCGGCTGGGATCTTGACGAAGCGCTGCATCGCGTTTTCGAGAGCAACATGAGCAAGCTTGACGAAAACGGAAAAGTTATGCGCAGGCACGACGGGAAGGTTCTGAAGGGGCCAAACTACAAACCGCCCATCCTCACGGATTTAGTTAAATGAACTTTCGCGACAAGCTTGCAAATGCTTTTTGCCTTTTGATTGCGACTGCTACTTTTACTGCTATTTTTCATTCGCACATCTTGTATGTTGCGCATCACAACCAAACCCACACAGAGAATGAACGACAAGCGCTACGTCTTTCACATCCCTCGCCTGAACATTTTCCGTCCATTTCAGGCGGCGTCGGCCATCGAGGCCAGGCACCTTCTCATGAACAGTGACCTTGCCCCTTATTACGGTCAGGCAGTGCTCCTGACGCCCGATGACTGACGCCGAAACCGATGCCATTATCGAGTCGGTCTGGAACTCAGAGGCGCCCCTGACGGTCAATCTGAGGGCTCTGGTGCGTGCCGCTGCCTGTTATGGGTGGCGGTGCGCCCAGGCCGCACGCTGGATCGAGAAACACAGCACTCATTGACATGCTCATTGATCCAATCGAAGAAAACAAAAAGCAGGAACGGCTTGATGGCTGGTTCTTGCAAGATGGGCGAGATAAAAAAGGGCATGAGTTCTACATGCTCTATACTGGATTGGCCCACAAATACATGAAACAAGAGCTAAAGCAATGACTAACGAAGTATTAAATCAGGCTCTCAGTGATCTATTCCAGGACTACTGGAAAGAGTCTTTTCCCAACGCTCCAGCAAACAAGCAAAGTGCGGCATCGCATGTTGCTTTTGCGAGTTATGTTTTGGCGCAAGTGGAAGCTAACTTTGAAGACGAAGATGAAGGCGAAGATGAATAATAAAGTTGAGTTCATTCATTGCACACCTGATGCTGAAAAATTAATTGTCAGGATGGCGCGGGTATCAAATCCCGCCAATCAAGACAACGATGCAACTGCACCCAGGTTGTTGCGCTATTTGATCAAGCACTCTCACTGGAGTCCATTTGAAATGGCTTCCTTGTGCCTAAAGATTGATACTGAGCGCGATATTGCAGCTCAAATCCTTAGGCACAGAAGCTTTTCCTTCCAGGAATTTTCTACGCGCTACGCGCAGACTTCAATCGCTGAGATTCCCAAATTTCGGCGACAGGATGACAAGAATCGTCAAAACAGCTTTGATGATTTGCCTGAAGACGACGAGATTCGTTTTCGCTCTGCAGCAGGAAACGTCATTGGTAAAGCCTATGGCGTGTACGAAGCAATGTTGGCCCAGGGCGTAGCAAAAGAAACTGCTCGTCGAATTCTTCCTCTCTGTACGCCAACGACTTTATATATGCATTCAACACTAAGGTCGTGGATTCACTATATAGAATTGCGAAGCTCTAAAGAAACTCAATTGGAGCACAGGGAAATTGCTATTGAGTGCAGGAAAATATTTGTCGAGCAATTTCCTATCATAGGCGAAGCTCTTAACTGGAACAAATGCCAAGACCTCTGAAATACTCCCCTGGCCAACAATTTAGCAATGGCAAAATAACAGTGCTTGAAGTTATATCACAAGGCGCCAGCAAAAGAGCAAAAGTTAAAATCCATTGCTCTTATTGCGATAAAGAAAAAGTAATAGCATCCGGGCATTTGCACAAAATGATTTCCCGTGGATGCATGAAGCACGAATCAAGTATATGGCGCAGCGTTGGTCCTAAAAACAAATCATGGCAGCTTCCGCCTGGAGAAGCGGCTTTTAATCAGCTTTATTATTCTTACGCAAATCGAGCAGATAGGCGCGGGCTTGACTTTATGCTCTCAAAGGAAGAGTTCAAAGCTATATGCACAAAAAATTGTGTTTATTGTGGATCTGGTCTACAAACCATATCAAAGGGACTTGGCAAAACAAGTGGAAATTTTGCATATACAGGCATTGACAGGATATACAATGAAATTGGCTACATTAATGGCAATTGTGTCCCATGCTGTTCTACGTGCAATTGGATGAAACATAAAATGTCACACGACAAATTTCTTGAGCATATATCGAGGATCTCGCGCCATCAAGCAATTTTCCCATTTAAGACATGAAGCCTAACTTGAGCATCGAGAAATTGCTGAGGAATGCCAGCAAATATTTGGTCGCTGTTTTCCGGCCATCGCGGAGGCGGCGTTTGAAGAACATTGATCTGCTGCGCACGCTGGTAACCGCAAACACTTGCTGCTCGCGTTGCGGAATTCTCTATGGAGAGCCGAGGGAAGGAGCGAGCACATCAGCACATGGCGTTTGTTGCATTTGCGGGCAGCCCGCTTTACTTAAGGACACTCGGCACTATGCTTATTTGCGCAAGGGGATCAAAAAGTTAAGCGAATCCTCCAGGTATTAATTGGCACTTGAATTGCTATGCCCATTCTTCAGGATTACGAAATAGAGCGCCTGTGCAAAGATCAGGCGATGGTTCTTCCTTTTTCGCCCGATCAAGTCAACCCAGCGAGTTACGACGTTCGACTGGGCGACGAAATAATGATCGAATCAGTTGTTAGCGAGCAATTTGTTCGTGCGCCACTGCAAGGCTACACAGAAGAAAATCCATGGCTGCTTGGCCCCGGTCAATTCTGTCTTGCTTGCACGCAAGAAATTCTGAATATGCCCGAGGATGTTGCCGGGCAATTTGCACTTAAATCAAGCCGTGGGCGAGAAGGATATTCTCACGCTCTGAGTGCATTTATTGATCCCGGCTTCTACGGCAGCCGCCTGACGCTTGAACTGCATAACATTCGTCAGGTACATGCAATTCCTTTGTACCCAGGCATGTTGATCGGGCAGATTGTTTTCCATCGCATGGAGGCCACTCCGCGCACAAGCTATGCGATGAAGGGACATTACAACATGAACGACACGGTGATGCCAAGTATTTGGCAAATAGCGAAATTAGCAGAAGAATCTGATATGATCGCTGCGTGAAGATGGGTCCGTCGCCTATTGGTTAAGGCCGTCGCCTTATAAGCGGCAGAACCGAGTTCAATTCTCGGCGGACCTATCACAAGCCCGAGTAGCCCAGCGGAACGAGGCAAGCGACTTAAAATCGCTCAAGCGCGGGTTCAAATCCCGCCTCGGGTATTTTCATCTTTTAGTACATCAGACGCCATTGACATGTACTTGTCAAGGCTGAATTCTTCGCTCATATTCTTTGCTGCTTCGCAAATTGCCCAGTACGCCCTGCTGTTATTGAAAGACGCTTGATGGTTTAACAGTAACGCAAAGTCAAGTAAACCCTGATGATCATGCTTCGTGAACAGTTCCTTAAGGCGTTCTGCATTGAGTCTCTCCTGAAACTGATCCTCCGGGCGATACGTTAAATGAGACATCGAAACACAGTAGTTATGACTGAGCGTAACGAGCCATGGCTTCAAGCGCCATGCGAAGAAAATCAGTGGAAATGGCGCGTTTACGGATTGGGCATGGTGTGGGATCATGCGCAAGAGTGGCAGGCTCTCTGGAAACTGCACTACATGCAAGCTGCTACAGGTTCCCAAGCGCAAAATGGCGAGCGACACGATCCAGGCTTACCTCAATGAGATCGGGCGCTACCCCCTGCTGACGAAAACGCAGGAGGTCATGCTTGGGACGCAGATACAGGCGTGGATTGCAATACAGGAAAAAGATCGCTCTGAATACTCTGAAGAAGAACTGCGAATAGAAAAAATAGGAATCAGGGCGAGAGCAAAATTTATTAACTGCAATCTTCGCCTTGTGGTTACGATCGCACGTAAATACACAAGACTTGCAAAAACTCTTGATTTCATGGATTTGATTCAAGAGGGGAATATCGGTTTGGCGCGAGCTGTCGAGAAGTTCGATCCAACTCGTGGCTATGCCATGAGCACCTACGCCTACTGGTGGATCAGACAGGCAATCCAGAGGGCGATGCAGGCGACAGACTCAACGATCAGGCTCCCGATCGGCACCTACGACGCCCTGCATCAAATCAGGAGGGCGGGGGAAAGGCTTGCTCAATCACTCGGGCGCGAACCGTCGCTTCAAGAAATATCAGACGAAATTGGCATTGATTTAGAAGACATCAGAAAACTTCTTGATGCGCCCAGAAACGCCTTCAGTCTTGATAGAAAATGCACTGACAATGATGATTCAAGCGCAATCATTGATGTAGTCGCAGATCCGCGCAACTCGAATACAATTGATGATGCAGAGGAAAGGATTAACATTGAAGCGCTTTATCACGCACTTGATGAATTTGTTGACGAGCAAACAAGATATATCATTCTTGAGCGACACAGAGAAAAGCCAACATCATGGCTTGAACTGTCGCAGACGACTGGACTATCAAAGGGGAAATTGCAGGCACTGGAAAGAAAGGGCATACAAAAGTGCGCCCTGCTTCTTTCAGTTAAAAACAAACTCAACCTCTGACTACTTCGGCGTAGGACAAGTACCGAGAGAGTAATCAACAAAAAGATCGCGTGGATCTGTATCACGCAACCACCCAACGAACTTGCGATAGTCCGCTTCATTCGCAATTCCAATGCAGCCAGCCGTGCCAGGAGACGTGCGGGCGTTGGAATCAATGTGAATCTCGATCGCGCTGCGCTCCGTGGTCCCAGGCCCCAGATACCGCAGAGGCGTGCTGACAGGCCCCAGGCCCGGCCCCCAGTTGCCGGAGTAGTTGTCCTTCCCGGCTTGCCACTGCACATCCTCAACGCCCCACCGGCCCTCTGGGAGGGGCTCAAGGCTGCCCGAGCGACTGCGGGAGCCAACCCTGAACTGCTGTGCGCCCGGCGCCCCGGAGACGACGTTGATCGAGTCGATCGAGCGCCCCTCTTTGAAATACTGCAGCTTCAACAGCTCAAGGCCATTGGCATTTGTTTTGTGCGTGCGAGTGAGATAAAGAAATGGATTTTTTGCTTGCGCCATTGCCGGCTTAACTGCTGGAGCTTTTTCGCTCATGATCTTGATCAGCTTTTCTGCGTATGCAGGATCAGTTGCATAGCCTTGCTTTACAAGTGAGCGAGCGCACTCCTCTCGCGAATTTGTGTTATTGACGCCCTTGTATTCTTTCCAGTCGCGATACCAACGATCAACTAGGTATTCGACACATTCGCCTAAGCTTCTGAAATCAAGAAACTCGTCTGTAATTGTGATTGTTTTCCCATTGACGACTTCTTGCGTTTTAACACTAGAGCCCGGCCCCTTGATACCAAAATAGTTGTTTTTGCCGCTTGTATGTTTGCCCCAGCCGCTCTCTAGCGCCCATTGCGCAGCAACGCATTCGGGAAACTTTGCGCCTGAATTCTTTGCTGCAGCAACTACGCCATCCCAAGAGTTCTCGAAATTGAGAGGCTGAGAAACGGCAGGGGCGGAACGGAAAATTTCAAGGAATTCCTGCTGCTGCTCTTTATTCAGGATGCCCCAGGCAAAGTTCCAGGCGGCGATCTGATGAGGCTCTGGATGCTTTTTGTCGGTCCAGCGAGCAGCAGTCAGGAAGTCACTCATTTTTACTTGCTCCGACTCGCTTGAGCGGGGTCATACAGCATCGTAACAATATCGACAATCGGCTTGTACTTAGCAGTTTTTACATTTTGCGCAATGACCTTTGAGATTTCAAAGGCCACAATTTCTTTTGGCGCGTTGTTGTAGAGGAGCTGGGGCAGATCCTTGTCAAGTTGGTCGTAGATCTTCGGCAGTGTTTTTTCTAGGGCTTTGTCTACTGCGAGGCGAAGAAAGAATTTGGCGAGGTAAAGAAAAATCGGGCGCATGATCAGTCCGCTTTCCTGCTCAGGCTAATCAAGGTTGTGAGCACTGCCATCATCGCCGCCATTGTTCTTGCATCAACATCATTGCAGCCAATTGGTGTCAAATCTATTTTTGTGCCCTCTTTTGTTCCTATGTATTGCGCATACCATGGCCAAATTCTGGGCAATACAAAAAATCTGCACGATGCCCATTGCATCACGGAAACCAGTGCTATTGATGCAGATATTCCTACGATTGATCGCCAAAGCCAGGTGGGCATGTGAATCCTGTTGGCTACCTATCATTCTGACGATATTTTGCTTGCCGGCCGCGTAGTGCGTTGATCTAAGCCGCAGCGGCGCTAGACGGGGACACTAGTGGGGCTCAGGGTATAGCCGCCGCGATGGCGTTGATCAGCGTGGTCACGCGGGTGTCCAGCTTGGCTAGATCTAGGGATTCACCGATGGAGTAGAGGGCAAGGCGGGCGTCTGTGAGCCCCGTAATAGACCCGTTGTTGTTTGTGGCAAATACAGCCATCGCTGCCGTGCCCGACGAAACGGAGGCATTGGTTGCCGTGAAGTTTTGGGCGTTATAGCGTACAGAGTATGAGACGCTTGTGCTTCGGCTAGCGGCTACCAGCGTAGGGGCTGTGGGTGAGATGGCGTAGTTATTAGTCCCGGAGTTAAGTCGGGCGCTGTCTGCCGCGATTCTTTTGCCGAAGTTCACCGAACCACCGATGTAAACCGTGGCAGCTGTTCCGCCGGTGCTGGCATACACAGCTAAGTGGCAGTTGTCTTGCGGGTCGGAATCGCTGTTCCGGTTGCTGCCAAGGTATTTTGTGCTGGCGTTACCAGCTAGCCCCGTCTCCCGGTTGTAGTCACCGCTCACAAAGTTGAAGTTTGTTGGTGCAGTACCTACTAGCGGCACAAGTGCTCCATTCAGCGTCCGGGCGCCCGCAAGGATGCAGCTCGCCTTAATCGCAGGCCAGATACCATCAGCCTTGCAGCCCTTCACGAAGGCGTTGACGGCCAACCGCACACCAGACTCCAATGCCTGACCATCAGCAGCCTCAACGGCTGTCAGGTAAGTCAAGGCGTCTTGGTCATCGACGAGCAGGTTGGACGGTGTAATAACCCAGCTCATGACCGCACCTCCAGGCGAGTAGTGGCAGTGGATAGTGGGTGCGTCATGGGATAGCCGCTCCAAACGCGTTGACTAGGATAGTTCAACTTATTTTTAGTAGGAGGGGAACATTAGTTGAAGTCTAGGAGTTAGGGAATGGGTTGCTTGGCGCCGTAAAATTGGCGGTGTAGCGGGCGACGCCTTTGGTGATGCGGAGTTCGTCGATATAGCCGTCTACGCAGGTGCCGCCGCTGGTGCGGTCATTTGCGCCTATTGAAACGGCCATATTGCCAGATGGATATGGCGCGGAGCTTGCCGTGCCCACTGATGTGCCATTCAGAAACAGGCGACTTGTCGTTCCATCTCTTGTCCAAGCTACGTGATGCCAAGTGCCTGTGCTGGGTGCAGTGCCTGAAATTCGCGTTGCGTTATTACCTCCGGTTTCGGTATAGAGGACGATCAAATTTGAAACGATAGAGATATTTGCTCTCTCTGTGCCGCTAGATGACAACTGTACAACTGCTTGGTTATTTGTTGTTCCGTTTAACCGTACCCAGAATTCAACCGTAAAATTACCAGCAAACAGCGCAAAAGACGCAGAAGAAGCAACAGTTAAATAATCTGTTGTGCCATCAAACAGCGCACTGGCGCCGCCAAACTTGCTCTGGGCAGTTGAGATCTGCGCGTTGCCGTTGGCGGTGACGGAAATTGCGTTCTTGCTACTGTCGGTAAACGTTGTGCCGCCATTGCTGCCGTCCATGTGGAGCAGCAGGCTAACGCTGTCGTAATCAGCGTCACCAATCCAAGTGCCTAAGCGTTGATACTCAAGCTGCTCGCTTAGCGTCCACATTCCTACTGCTGCGCCACGCTGAGATGTGCGTACTGCGCCGATCAACCCGGCCATCAGCTGATCTCCTCATAGCTGATGACCAGTTCCAGGTCGCTGGTGGCGCTTGCCTGAGCGCGTAGGCTGTCGCCCTCTTCGAGGTAGATATACGCCTCGCGGGTTACCAATACCTGCGTTGCATCGGCCGGCACCGCGATGGTTTTGGCGAGGTAGAAGTCTGTGGTGCCGTTGTAGTAGGTCAGGCTGATGTCAGCGGCAGCAGCGCCATCCACGTTGGCGCAGTAGACGCTGTTGATCTTAAGCACTTTGCCACTGGCAGCACTGTTGCTGAGAGCGGCTGCCAGGCTGGTAGTCACGGCATAGCCAACGGTGATGCCAGTGATTGTTATTGGTGACTTGAGATTAGGTGCTGCCATGATCAGTTAATTACCCCACCATCCAATATAGGCTAGCGATTCCCAGTCAAACATCTGCACTCCCATATCAGCCCAATAAGCAACAGGTCCAACGTCAGGAATCAAAACAAGTTTTATTCCTGGTTTAATTACAAGTGTCACGAATCAACTGCCTCCTTCAAGTACAAAAGTAAAAACAAAACGGTTAAAACAGATGTTGTAGTCGGTGTTAATCATTCTGTTACGTCCAATGTTACATACGGTGTGCCATCAGCGTTGAACTGTGGCGGGATGGGGCCGGTGTAGTACGGGCCGACCTTGTAGATCTCAGCACGTTGGCGCACGGTCTCGACCACGCTGGCAGCGAAATATTCCTCAGCCGTTGTGGCATCAGTGCCACCAGCCGCAGAAACGATGCTGAACTCAGCTGCCAGAGCAGGCAGCAGCTCGTCGGGAATCTCAAGAGTGAATTGAGCCATGATTAACCTCCTCAGGCAGTAGTGGCTTTGATGACAGCGAAGGCGATTACGATCGCTTCACTAAGGCTGCCCGCTGTGATGTTGCGGACATCAATCGTTGCGGACCCTGCTGCGGATCGAGCGTTGAGCAGGTACGAGCCTGCCGTGCCTCCGCTGATGTGGTTAAGGATCAGCACATCACCTGCGGCAATGGCGCTGTTGGTGAGAACAAAGGAGACAGTGGTGTCGGCTGCCAGAACTGCATTGTTCAGCGTAATCTGCCCGCAGCGAGTGTTCAGCGTCACGCCTGTGGACTTGTTGGTGGCTTGAGTGACGGTGCCACCAGCGCCAGTGCCGTAGCCAAAGGGATTGGTAAAGCGTGTGCCGTTCGTGGAATCCCAAGTCAGCCCCGTTGTGCCACCGAGAGCGCCAGCATTGTTGTAGATGAACTGCCCACTAGACCCAGCAACTAAACCAACCGTTCCCGTTGCATCGGGGAAGCTGATGGTGCGGTTGGCCGTTGGGGTGACGGTCTGCAGCGTGGTGGTGTAAGTGCCGCCGTCGTTCAGCTCAACATCGCCGCCGGTGGTCAGCTTGTTGGTGGTCTTGTTGTAGGTCAGGTCGGCATCACCGCCGAAGCTGCCTCCATCATTGAACTGGATCTGCGTGGTGGAGCCGCCAGGGGCGCCGCCCGAGCCAACCTCGTCAAGGTTGCCAGTCAGTGGGTTGAACTTGTATCCCATGGCTCAGCTCTTGGTGACGGAGGTCAGGTTGTTGCTGCCGTCGTAGGTCAGGGTCAACGTTGCAACAGTTGTACCACTGGATCCGCCTGTTTTGTACACAACACCAGTCAAGTTGCTGCCCGTATAAGTGCAACTGATGTAGTCGTGCGTGGGGATGCTCAGGCCCTCGATCGTGGGAATCGGGTTGCCGGCGTCATTCTTGATTTCAACGCCATCGGCTGTGACATTAAGAGTTGCAGTTCCAATATCAGTTACAAGCTCACCACTGGCGTTGACCTTTACGGGAATCGTCGTTCCCGTCGAGGTGCGCCCGATCAGAAAGGAGCCAGGCATGGGACTGCGTACTGCTGTACTTGGATGCTAGCCACAAAAGCCAAGCAAAGTTTTATTGTTTTACTTGAGCGGGCTGCGAATGCTCAAAGTGAACTTTTGGATTCATGGCTTGAATTAAAAATGGCATTGCAAAACTAAAAGCAATTGCGATACCGATTCCTATACCAACGCGCCCTTCTATTTCTCTGATACGAGAAAAGAGAATAGAGAGATCGCTGCGCTTTTCGCCAAGTTGAATTAGTACGGTTTCAAGCTTGCCCTCAAGGCTTCCGAGCTTGTGGTAAATGTCTCCATGCGAGACATCATCGCTGCCAGGCATGGACCGGTGATCGAGCTACTGAAACAGAGTAGCCGTGGGCGGATTAAAAAATGATGACAACTCTTCTGCGTTGCTGATGATCAAACTGAACGGTTTTCCCGCTCAGCACATAAGTACCAACTTGTGGCGATAAATTTATGATGCCTTCAAAGAAGATGGGATTTCCGGTAAGCGTGAAAGAACCGACCTCTGCATTAAGTGTTGCTCCAGCTGACTGCCCTAAAGTTGCAGGATTTCCAGTGAGGGCAAAACTGCCAGTTTCTGCGGCAACTTTTTTGTTTTGTAATAAAGACGCTGCTTGACCGGCAAATGCAAATAAGCCACGCTCTGCGCTTAGGACATGAACTATCCGCAGAGAAGTGTTATTCCCTGTTAGCGAAAAAGATCCAGTCTGCGCAAGCAGTTGACTCGCTGAAACCTTCTGAAGTGTTGCAGAATTTCCAATGAGAGAAAAACTGCCTGCACCGCATTCAATTCGATATTGCTTTGCTAGAGTTGCATTATTACCGTCTAAATTGAAAGAGCCCGATCCTACCGAAAGACTTTGCTTATGCGAAAGCGTCGCGGAGCCACCAGAAAGAGAAAACTCTCCTCGATCTGCAGTAATTACATAATTCCGTCGCAGTGCTGCTTGCTTGCCGTCAAGCGCAAAGACTCCCGTTGCAACTTCGAGGCGATCGTTTTCCGCGAGTCCGACAGGATTGCCCGCCAGGCTGAACGAACCCGCGTCAACAGCAAAGCTCCGGCTTCGGGCCAGAGTTGCTGCATTGCCCGTGAGCGAGAACGATCCAACAATCGCGTCGATCTCATAGGCGCCCAGCTCAGTCAGTCCGGCCGGGTTGCCGGTCAGTGCAAAGCTGCCGGTGCCGCCCTGGATCGCCCAGGTGCGGCGGAACGTGGCAGGCTGGCCGGTCTCAATGAACGTCCCGGCACCACCGCTCAGGTAGTAACCGCGCAGCAGGGCAGGGCTGCCACCCGTCAGTGCGAACGAGCCGGTGGCGGCTTCGATCCGGGTGTTGTGCCGCAGGGTTGCTGGCTGGCCAGCGGCGGTGAACGCACCCGCTTCAGCCGTGAGCGCATAGTTCCGGCGCAGGGTGGCGCCGTTGCTGGCCAGCGTGAACGTGCCGGTTTCGGCCGCCAGATTGTCGGTGTCAGCCAGGCCGGCTGGGTTGCCGGTCAGGGTGAACAGCCCGGGGGCGGCATCAAGGTGATGGCCAACGCTCAGCGCCGGTGATCCACCGTTCAGCGCAAACGTGCCGACCTCGGTGGTGAGGATCTTCGGCGCAGCGGCCTTGCTGAGCGTGGCGTCGTTGCCGATGAGGCTGAAGGCACCAGTACTGCCCTCAAGCCGTACGTTGTGACGAGCGTCGGCCGGGTTGCCCGTCAGCGTGAAGGCGCCAACCCCAGCCTCGATAGCCGGGTTGTGGCGTAGATCCGCAGCATTGCCGGCCAGCGCAAAAGTGCCGACGACAGGCTCAATGACCTTCGGACTGGCGACCGTCAGCGTGGCGTCGTTACCCGTCAGCGCGAAGGCGCCAACGATCGGCGTCTCCGTACGCGGCACCAGCTCGCGGATGGCCAGATGCACCGCTGCACGGTCATCGGAGGTGCCACTGAAGCCAACGTTGCGGGCGCCTTGGCCGGCAGTGGTTTCGCGCACCAGCGCAGAACCGTAGTTGCCGATGTCGATGCTGTTGAGCAGCGTGCTGCCCGTGCCAGCAGCCGGCGGTGCGTTCAGACCCGAGTAGCAACCGGCGTAGCGAAGGCTGTTGACGCCGGGCGACGTGTCATTAACGCTTTGAACCGTCAGCGTGCCATCGCCCTCCAGTAGGACAATGGTCGCGGTGGGGACAGCAGTATTGGCACCAGCGGTGACAGTGGCCGCCGCCGCGTACATCACCGTCGCATTGTTCGTGCGGTTGACCGTGATGGTCTGGTTGCCGGTGCCTAAGCCACTGCCGAGGAAGAACGTGTCGAGCCTGCCGGGCTCGGTGGCGCTATCAATCGCCAAGCCACCTGTAAGGCGTGTTAATGCAACGCCGCCATAGGTAACGCTAGTGATTAGATCTGCGGTACTGTTATACGTTGATACAAAAACCACCACGCCTTGCGGCGTGCCCGTCTGCGTGTGCGTCCAGCTGAACGCCGCCTGGTTTGCTGAGCCTGTCGTCCCTGTGTGGGACTCGGAGGCAGCACTATGGGCAACAGCCACCGTCCCGCCTCCGCTTCAGTTATCAGGCCAGGGTGAGGATGCCAGCAGCGTCCCAGGTGATCGTGAAGGTTTCACCGTTCAGCAAATTCACCTTGCTGCCGTAATCGTAAAAACCAATCAATTCACCACTGGCTGCCGTTTGGTTATAAAGGACAACCCATTGAAATTCCGGCACTGTGCCAGTTGCGGTAAGAACAAGATCGTTGGCGTCGAGCTTGTAGCTACCACTTGCCTGCGCGGAAGTAACACCAGTCAGGTTGCGACCGGTTGTAGTACCGTTCTGAATATTGGTATAAGCAATTTGCGTGATGTTTGCAATAACAGTATTTGTGTTGACGGGCAACGTGTTAGTAAGGGCAACCGTCAAAGTATCGCTGCCAAGATTGTGAGCTTTTTCGGCCAGCGCTTCGACGAAGCTGTTGAATTTAGTAAAAGTTGCCATTTGTCAGAAAGCGATGGTGACGTTCAGTTCCCCTACTGTACCGGACACCGCTGTGATGACCAGCCAAACATAGGAGTTGGCGGGAATGGGTTGGTTTTGAACGACAGCAGGGCTACCTGTTGTCGTGTTAACTGTAGTCGCTGGCGTGATAGCAAGCGTGCCAGTCGATGTACGGTTCGTTGCGTATCTGATTTCGTAAGTAACACTTGGAGAAAAGCCACTTACTAAAGCGTTGACCGATGAAATTGTTGTTGAAACATCAGTGCGAAATAAAGTAAAATTATCACCGGTTTTTGGTCCCGCAATTGTTGCAGATCTTGGGGCGGCATTAGGAATTGGCAGCGGCATCCAGTGCTGCATCGCCTCACTCCAGCCCAGATACTCGCGATCCTGTGCGCCAGTACCAACTTCAACGTCGTGGCACTCGGAAATATTTCGACCCGTTTCTGCGCGAACGAAAAGAACTCCGTCCGTAGGGTGCGATTTGACAACTGCCGCAGCGGCAATTTTTAGATGCGGTGCTACTGGCTCCGTAAGTTGAAATCCGCCAGGATTGACTGGATCAAGCCAGAGAACAGAATCATCAGGAAAAGCGCTTGTATCAATTCCGCGAACCTTGCCGAGCGTCGTCACATATCCAAGACCACCAACAGGAATTACTTCAGTGGCGACGCCAAAAAATACATATCCAGGCAGTGTGCCATTTGCAATCATATGAGCAACTTCTATGTAGCCAGTAGTTGCATCTGCGCCCATAAACATGACGGCTTCGCCATCTGTTATCACGTCAGCGCTAACGTTTTTGCATCGAAAAGCAATTTCTTGGCCTAGCTGATAGGTAACACCAGGCGTGCCAAGATCAAGGGTTCCCTCTGTGGCATTCCATGCAATTTGACCGGGCGCAACGGATTCAGCTGCAGTCAGATCAAGCGAGATCTTGTCAACAGTTGGCGAGTCAGTCCAGGCTGTATCGTAATTTGTTGACGAGCTTTTCGTAAGTATGTCGCCAGGATTTCCGCCAGTCGGTACACCAGCCTGAGCAAATAGAACCTGTGCAACATTGATAATTGCACTAGGCGCTTGAGGGTGAAGCGTGTCAGCTGGAATTGTATCAACTGAAATTCCGTCGTGATCTGCCGCCCAAAAGATTTGAACATAATCATTAGCGACAAGATCAAGCTGAAATTCAACCGTAAAGCAACCGTGATACGGAGTGCTTACAGATTTTCTTGGCTCAAGATCAATTCGTGTATTGCTATCCGCAATAGTACTTCCATTTTTCTTGAAGAATACATTGATCTCGGAAATATTATTTCCGCTATTCGTCAATTGCAACGAAGCAAGAATTTTGTAGGTTCCATTAAGCGCAAAAGTGATTTTGCTGTTATCGACTAGGGAGATACCACGACTTCCAAGTGTCGTATTGAACGTGATGACTTGATTCGCGGCCGTGCTAACAAGCGGCTGATCCGTTGTGTCAATGAAATTGGCGTAGAGACCGAGATCTCCGCCCGGCCCCTGAGGGCCAAGCCCAACAGTTGAAACAGTGACAGCCTGACTGGGCGCTGTAACGATGACTGTCTCGCCAGCGCCTTCGCTGACAACGACTGTCTTATAGCTTTCTGTAATACTTACTGAAGTCATGCCGTGTATCCCTCAGAAACGTAAATATTTCCCTCAAGATAATACTCACGCAAGCTGCTGGGATTTTCTAGTAAAACGTCGTAAAAACATTCATTTGGTAGCGAGGTCGTTTGCGTATCAGTCAAAGCAATAGAGACCTGACCGTTCGGGCGACTCGTGTAAGTCACTGTGAAGTCTGCATATTTTACAGTTCGCGCTCGATCCCAGACCTGTGCATACACAGTCCAGGATGTCAAATTAATCGGAGCGCCCGTACTATCTTTGAATTGCAGCGCCAAAGAGTAGTCGGCGCGACGCTGAAGATTAATGTTGTAGGTTCCGGGTGAAACCGCCATGTCGCCCGACGCGGGTTTCACACATTGTATTGATCCCGCCCGAGTTCAGATTCGTTAATACGTTTGCCACCTTTCGCAAGAGCGTCAATGGCAAATTTGTAATACAGCGAATCCGTTTTCCCTGATGCCTCAAGCGCTTGTTTTACCTTGAGCCATTTTTCTCGGGCGGAATCATTCATTCAGCTGCCTTGGCCACGCATTTTCTTCTTACCTCTGCGATGAGGCCGAGAATGCTGCCCCTGGCCCTGAGCTGTGGTCTTAGGGCGGCCGGGCTGGTGTTCAAGCCTGGCAGTACCAACCTTGCTTTTGACGACCATTACTCAGCGGCCTCCTCTTTGTCTGCATCCTCCTGAGTCTCTTCTGGAGAATACTCAAGGGTGTCGATCACAGCCTGAAGTGCATTTGCTGAAAAAGCAATCAGATTGCTATCGCCAGACATCTTGGCAGCAACATAGGAATTGACCATAGAGACCAATTCGCTTTTTTTGCAGGGCATTGGAATTGAAGTGATCACACCACTGGATTAGATTAACATTGCCGACAAAGGTCAGCAAGCCATGAGGACGCAGGGCACACAGTAGCTGCCATCATCGTAAGTGCAGGTGATGTTTGTTGAAGTCACCTTTGCGATGGTTTTGCTGCGGATAATATCGTCGGCCTGGGGTGTAGCGGTGCCGTCACCTGCAGACATGAGTAAATCGCCGCGTTGTACGGTGACGCCCTCGGCGATGCGGATGATGAAGTCACCCGTCATGGCGCAATAGAAGTCGTCAACGTAAGTGTCATCGTCGTCATCCCACGCCTGGAAAACGCCAGCCACGTTGGGATCGCCAACAACATCGCTGACCTTCATGCGGTTCAGTTGCTCGTTGGCTTCTTCTCCCCATGAGCACATTTCGTCAATGTTGCTCAACACGGTGCCACGCAGGATTTCGGTGCGCTCCGCGCCGCCTGGAAGCTGTGACCAGCGGCTGAGGTGGGCACCGTTGTAGGAGACGGTGGTGCCGGAGACGGAGATAGTGCCTTCTTCTGTGCCAGCTTGGTTGATAGAAATAACTGTGCCGTCGCTTGTGTTACGACGAAATGTGGCCACGGTCGCGCCTGACTTGTAAAAGCTATTCGTTTCGCCGATGTCAGCAAAATCATCGGCGGTTATATCGAAAGATCCATTTGTATTTGAGCCAACTTTGAAGCCGTTAGTTACGCTGAAGCCAAGTAACGCACCGAGGAGGCCGGTGGAACTACCGAATCCTATAGTGCTTGAAGCACCATAAATCCAACTTCCACCTGTCCCGCCAATTTTAAGATTAGGTGATGTGCGCGTGCCTGCCGTTACTTCTAAAAAGCCGGTAATACTTACATTGCCACTGCTGCTTATATTGCCAACGCTTATTGCGCCACTGATTATTGAGCCACTGGTATTAATTATAGTGGTCCCGCCAATCGTACCAGAAGTAATAGCGCTTCCGCTTACTTTTCCTGCCGTCGTAATTGTTGCTAATTTTGAGTCAGCAATAGCCGCTGTACCAGAAATATCGGCGTCAACAATCGTGCCACTTGCAATCATGGCAGAAGTTACGGTTCCACTGTCATTGCTTGTTATGATTGTGCCACTTGTGTCCGGCGCTGTTAACGTCCTAGAAGCCGTTAATGCCGCTGGAACAATCTCAACTGTTCTGGAAGTTGTGCCGCCTGCCCGTCCTCGGAGGAGAATGCCATCCTGTGTTGCGGCTTGGCGGAACGTTTGCCCCGTTGTATTGGTAAAGGTATTGGCGCCAGTGAAAGCGTTTGCACCTGCAAGGGTGACATCGCCACCACCGCTTGTAACCGTCGTCCAAGAAAGGGTCCCAGAGCCGTTGGTCTTGAGCACCTGATCGGCGGAGCCATCCGCGCTCGGGAGCGTCCAGGTGACATTGGCCGCCACGGTAGTCGGGGCCTGAAAAGCAACCCAGTTGCTGCTATCGGCGTCGGCGAAGCGAAGATCCGACTGGGCGTTCAGCGTAACGTCGCCCTTAAGCGTGGTTGTACTAGTAACGCTTAAGGTTCCAGGTAGGTCGAGGTTGTCCGTCCACTCAACACCAGTGCCCGCAGCGTCGGTTTGAAGCACTTGTCGCGCTGCACCGTCAGCTAGCTTGCTCACCGCGATCTCGGCTGAGGCGCTGATGTCCTCATCCACAATCGTGCCGTTGGCCAGCATTGTGCTGGTAACGCTTCCGGTGTCACCGGTGGTCACCATCGTGCCGGTGGTGTCAGGCACGGTAATAGTTCGAGCCGCAGTCGCCGTGGCCGCTGTGACCGTCGTGTTGAAAGTGCCGGTGTCGAACACCAGGCTCGACGCGTCTAGCGTCAAGTTGCCGGTCATCGAATCGCCGGTCACGTTGACGTAGCTATTGTCCTCGGTGCGCCACGCTGCGCCGTCCCATACTTTTAAGACATAGTTCCCACCGGAGTTGTCGAGCCAGATCTCGCCGATCGAGTTGCCGGTTGCTCCTCCAGGCGCAGGGGAGGCGTTTGGGGCCGTACTACCTACGTGGACGGGGCCTATTTTTACTAAATTGCCGCCGCTATCCTTAACAAACACACCAGGAGACGCGCTAGCAGTGTTGATAGCTAGCTGCCCGTCTGCCATGTTTGAGGGGACAGGGCGCTTGTTAGCAGTAGAGCTGCGGTAGTGCTGCAGAGCCATTCCTTAACACCCAAAAGGGCCGGAGATTATGCCTAGAGCATAGTCAGAATGTCCCGTCGTCAAGCTCGGATGTGTAGGCGACTGTGCCACTCTGATCTCTAAAAGTTACGGTGCGGTCTGCTGTAGGGTTTGAAAACGCGAACGACGTTTCAAAGGCATCGTCAGTGCTGCCTTCAAAAACAATAGAGCCCAGCGGTGCAATTCGAAGCTCTCCTGTGATACTGCCCCCCGCACTCGGTAGCGCGAGCGCTGCTAGGTCGTAGGCCGCCTTAACTGCGGTCGATGTAGCAGCAGTAGTGCTGCTTGTTGTGTTAGTAGAGTCACTTAGTTGTACTACACCTGCGGCTGATGTACTTGCTGCGCTAATTGAGATCGCAGGTGTCGAAGTGCCATTGCTTACAGAAAGAGGTGCTGATGCTGTGACGCTAGTAACTGTGCCTGTCGCGGCTGAAGACCACTTGAGACCTGTGGCAGTAGTACTGTCGGCTACGAGAACCTGTCCATTGGTGCCAACGGTGAGCGCCGTCAGTGTTGAGGCTGTGGCAGCGAGTAGATCGCCTTTTGTGTAGCTTGTTAAGCCTGTGCCGCCACGGGCAACTGAAAGTGTCCCACTTGTAATGTTGGCGGCGTTTCGGCATTCACTACTAACTTCTTCGACCGCCGCCTGCACTGTTGTGGAAGATATTTGACCAGCGGGGCTAAAGGCAACGTTAGATGCACTTTGCGCTGTGTACGTACTCGAAACATCAATTTCAACCCAAGCGGTGCCCGTGCTCAGCAGGATGTCAGGAGGGGCAAGCGCAACGGTCGGCGCAGGGGCTGTGCCCGTGCCCAGCTCAGAGACAACAACGTAGTAGCTCTTGTTGGCAGTCGAGGAGTTTGGAAGCGCGTTGCCGACGGTCAGCCCGATAGCTGAGCCCTCGGCTGTTACTGAAGCGACGGTGTTGGTGCTAGCGTCGTAAGTCCCCGCAAATGTAATTGCACCCGCAGAAATACCAATTGGCTGCCATACGTTCCCGTCGTACATATAGAATGTACGCTCAAGCGTGTTGAGCAAGAGCTGAGAGGTAAAGTCTGCGACTACCGAACTCGGGAGGGTGTCTGTGATTTTTGCAATCGAATAGTTAGCGAGCTTGGCGGCTGTTACGGCGTCGTCGTCTAGCCTCGCTGTGGAGAAAGCGCCTGAGGTAATTTTGGAAGCGTCAAGCTCGGGGATGTCGCTACTAGCAAGTGCGCTACCAACTGTGACGTGCCCCTGTGCGTCAACACCAACTTTGGTATAAGTGCCTGCCGTTACTGAGTTGCTGTGGTTTAACGTGCCCGAAGCAACAGAAAGCCCTGTACCAGGCACGATAATACCTTTTGTTGTGGCGCTGGCTTCAGGTAAATCAGCAGGCGTTAGTGCCCTGAATGATGGGGATGCGTCCGCGCCGGTTGTAGGTCCGGCCCAGACAGTATTCGCGCCTTGTACGTCTAGGCTTGTAGTGATCGTTGCGCTATAGGTATCAGGGTAAGAAACAGCAAAGCTGAGAGGGGACGCATCAGAGAAACTTAGAGACCCTATTGCGGCCTGCCTGATCCAGTTAGTTCCGCTCCAGGTGTATTCGATGCCTGTGTTTAAGTTGAACCAGCTCTGACCTACGAAATCACCACTACCTACGGGAGCGTTTGCCTCTACTTTGCAGGCGGAGTGATTTGCGAGGCGTGACCCTGTTATTGTGCCACTGGCGATTTTGTCGTTAGTAACAGCGTTATCACTTAGCTTTGTAGTGATAACAGCGCTATCGGCAAGCTTGCCCGAGGTAACGGCAAGTGAGCTAATTGTGGTCGCAAAGCTGCCCGTGCCGCTTCCTGTAACGTCGCCTGTGAGCTGAATAGTCTGGTCTCCGGTATTCGTGCCGGAGACTGTGCCGTTCTGCGTCGCGAGCGTGCCGAGCCCGAGTGTGCTGCGCACGGTTGCTGCGTCAACATCGTCAAGGATTGAACGACCAAACGCAGTACAAGCGACTTCTTCGACGTTGCCGGCGCCACCTGTTCCCCGCCCGAGCAGAACATTGGGCGAAATGCTTTGAAGCTTGGAGAATGTTACACTTGCGTCTGCAATTTTTGTAGTCGTCACTGCGCCAGCACCAAGTTTGGCTTCAGTGACTGCCGAGTCCGACAACAAGCCAGAGGTTATGGCCTGCGAAGCTATCTTTGAGGTGCTTACGCTTCCATCTGCGTAGGCACTCGTCGTCAGCCCTGTTGATACTATTTTCGCAGTTGTAATTGTGTCGTCAGCAATCTTTGCATTGGTGATGGAACCATCTGCGATGCTTTCGCCCCCAAGAGCGAGTGTCTCATAGGCGCCACTGCTGTAAATGCTGAGAACTGAAGTGGTTGTGTTGTACCAGCCACGACCCTCAAAATTATCTACTGCTGGCTGGCCAGCCTGAACAGCAATACTTGAATTACCCGCAAACTTGGAGGCAATAATTGAGCTATCCGCAATAGCAGAGGCGCCGAGCTTCGTTATACTTGACTGATTGATCTTTGCGATGTCAATTGAGCCGTCTAAGATATTTGCAATTGCGGCACCAGTGGCAAGCTTTGTGTCGGTTACGGCACCAACTGCAATTTTTTCAGTTGTAATGCTAAGATCAGCAAAAGCAGCAGTGCTCAGTCCGGTTGCCGAAATTTTTGCAGTGGTAATGACACCACTGGCTATCTGATCAGCGCCAATACTGCCAACATCAATGTTGGCGCCAGAAATCGTTAGTGGTGAAAATGCGCCAGATTCATAGATACTAAGTTTATTGTTTGCGCTATCAAACCATCCGCGTCCTTCGAAATTGTCAGAAATGGGTGCACCAGTTTGAACCGCAATACTGGAACTGCTGGCAAACTTGCTTGCTGTAATAGCTCCAGTACCAATTGCAGTAGAGCCAATTTTTGTAACACTTGACTGGTTGAGCTTTTCGAGATCAATTGACCCAGCATCGGTTAGCCCAAGACCAAACTGGATGAGATCTTTCGACGTAATCTTTTTAGTTTCGCTCGCACTTATGTCTGCTATAGGCAGAACATCATTTGCAGCTAAAGCAGCACCGGAAAGAGCGGTTAGCTGTGTTATGCGCGAGTCGGCCACGTCGCTGCAGTAGAAGACGATGCCTCAGTCTATGGTTTCCTTCAACAGGTAGCCAAGCGTTGGCTCGACAATCAGCTTGTCTTCGTTCTCTTGCAGAACATAGCCTTGAATTTCTCCAACAAGAAGCCTGATATCGCCAGTAGAAACAAAATCAATACTGCATGTAATCGCAACATCGTTATCAACGGTAACGCCAGCCCTGGTTACTATGCCCGAAAATTCATAAAAAATGCTTCGCTGATCACTTTGATTTTCTGAATTAACCAAATATAGGGCACACTGGAATCCACTTCCCACATCAATGCGCTGCACTAACTGAAGCATCAGCATTGAAGCTTCTTCAAGTCCAGATGAAAAAGGATTGAAAATACAATCAATGCTACCATTTCCACTAATTAAACCGGCGCTATACTGCTTTCTAAACTTGTCGGAAAGACTGGTGACATCTATAGCCTCCCTGTCTGTATTAATCGTATAGCCGGTAACGTCACCAAGAAGCTTGTATGTGCTGTCTTTGATTTGAACCAAGACAGGAATGGGATCGCCAGAAAATTCAGCGACTATCAGCTCAGCAGATCTATTGTTATTGACTGCATCCTCGAAACTCGTAAATAAGCGAACTCCGCCAGCAGCGTTTATATTAATGTAAGCATCAATTTCAGATTCAATCGTCAAGCTGTCCCATGTCCCAACTGGAAAGCACTCCAAACCCCTTGGATCTTCCGTAGTTAAAACAATTCTGTCTCCTGTTAGTAAATTATTTATGGCGTCCTCGATGCCAATACGATTTAGGATCGTATTTACGTCATCTGGTAAAATTGAAGACGAAAAAAATCCGGTGGATGAGCGCTTAAGCTTTATCCCGCCTTGATAGCCAACAAAATATGTCATGCAGTAATAACACCACCAGCAAGAAAATCACCATCAACCGTGAACTGAATGGGAACAGTTACAAGTTCGCCAGTACCAACAGAAATTGACGCGGAAGTAATGAAGACATTTGCGATAATGTCATCATTGGTTCCAGTGCCAACTTTTAGAGTTAACTGAACTGGGGTTTTTGAAACATCACCAATTTTGTGAATATTGGAAAGCAGTGCAGTGAATTCAGTGAAATTTGTCGATTCACCAGTCTCCAGACGATAGTACATAAGAGTTGCGCTTCCGGTCGCACTCTTGTTGCCGGTGATGTAGGTATTAATACAGCTGCCCATAGTTGTAGTTTCAAGCAGGGTAACTGTCGTCTCAAGCGACCAGTCACGAACCTTGGCAACCGGCTTCAAGTTATAGACGACAGAGCCGTTGCAACCCGTGTAGAAAGCCATCTGAAAGCAGGACTGGGGGGCTCAATGGCCTCAGGTTAGCGGGGCTGGCGATTTATTCCTCGACAACAAAGCCAGAAGAGAACTGAGCTATCTTACTTGTAAGATTTGCGCCAGACCCAGCACACGGGTGTTCAACGGCTTTAATTGTCACCTGCCCTTCTTCATCCATGGAGACCTCGACAACACGAAAAACTCTTTTAGTGCTAACAGTTGTTCCAAGAACAAATAAAGCGCCAGTATAAGCAGAAAGCGCGGAGGCAATGTTATCGCTGACCGAAACGGATCCAACTGTTGCTGGAGTTGAGCCAGGAAGACTCACCATGGCGGAGTAGGTGCCGTTCGGAATCGAAGCAATCGGCGCATTAAGGAAGCCGCCCGCCTCAACCCTGCCCGTGTAAATGCCTTCCCAGCGATTAACGCCAACATCGACAAAACAGTAGTCGCCGGGAGAAACAGGAGAATCACCCGGAAACGTACTAAATTCAACAGAGCGTTGATTGTAAAATCTGACATTGCATAAATACTTTGCAACAAGTATTGCCTGCTCTTTTCTAGTTACAAACTGAGACATGTCAATCCGTTCTCGGGGAGCGTTTGCCGGAGCCCCGCTTAGGCGCACATTGACTGTCGAGTTCTTGGGAAAAGCGCTAGATGTTGAGCCATCACGATAGACAACACTGACATTGACGTAGCGCGTGTTATTTATGTAGTCAGTAAATTCTTCCTTGTAAGTACCATCTATAATGTTGCCTTGGTTGAACAGCGCAGATACTGTGATCTGATTTGTAATAAGCCCATTTGCGGAGTTAAACGGAACAGCAGGAATGAGGGTATCCTGTCCGTTAAGACGTGCGAACTCTAGTAGGCTAAACGGTGCGTACTGCGACCAGAACTCTCGCCAATTGGCGAGATCTGCGATAACCCCATCCATAAAGAGATTGTTGGCCACACAAAAGGTTTTAGCCTCACCGAGCTTGGTCAGCTGAATGGAGTCACTATCGGCGTATGCCCCTATACCGTTAACCGCGTCAAGAACGGTGTCAATGAAAATATCCGGTGCATAGCTACTGGAGACTGTGGACTTGCTTAAAGCGCCTGTCCCGCTCACGGTCCAACACTTCTTTCCCTGGGTAACAAATACAGAGGTATCGCGTAATTGTTGTATGTTTCTTCCCGAGAAAGCGTGTAGCGCAAAGGTAGAAAGCCCGTCGTAAAGACTAGTACTGATAGATTCCCAGGCTATATCCTGAATCTCGTTAACTGCAGTTACTGTCACTTCTGCGGTTTGCTCAAACGAGAATTGAGTATCTGTGTATGTCTCTTGGCTAAACAAACCAAATGAATGAGTATCCGTGGGCTTATCTGTGCGCCCCGTTGGTGGATAGGCAAATACACCAGGCTTGTACACCCCATACGCGTGCATCGTGATCGGCGAGCCACTAGGACTTAATGTCGTGTGTGTCTCTGTTTGAGTTATTAGAAAAACACCCTGGTGGGCACAAATATCATATTCTGTTTTGAGTTCAACCACAGGTTCGACCTGTATTTCCCAGTTCTGCGTGGTAGGAGATATGAGCCTAAGTGCGCTGAAGTAAACCTGCTCGCTGCTACCGTTAAACGCGAACACAACAGGAAACGTTACCCAGGCCGCTGTAGGCGCAAATCTATACTTAATGACAAACAAAGAAGTACGCATCTTCTTGCCATTGTCTCTGTCTGAGTACCCAAAATCGTTGGTTTCTGTTCCGTACTCGGAGGCTCTACCACTAATACGGCGGTATGCACTTAGGCGGAGAGCAAGCTCAATGGCATGGCTACGCGTGATCGAGGAGTAGTTTGCAATTGAAACCCGTGATAAGCATTTCGTGTAGAAGTTCTCGGAAGAGGCGCCCGTGGAGTCCGCTTGTCCTATGTGGTGGCCTATTTCGTAAGGAAAATAAGGAAGCTTGCCCGCTTGTGTACATTTCAAGATGGCCGTCATCCGATTTATAGAAATATCTGCTTCGCTGCCTGCATATGAGTACGAAACGAGCTTAAAAAGCGCACTGCCTATTTTGAACACAGACCCCTCTTCTACGATCTCGGAGAGCGCAACCCTCGTCTCTTGGGCAAAGTCTGCAGCATAGTTATCAGTCCCTGCGCTCTCGTTTGCTGCTGGGATCACAAGTGCCCACTCTTGACCTACCTGGACTGTTTCTCTAGGCCCGAGCTGAGATGAACTCGGCCAGTAAGTATTAACGCTACCGGACAGAGGTTTGAATTCAGTGAATGTCTTTGCGCTGCGCCGATCACCACTGGGATCAATCGCTAACATATCCGTTCCAATAGGAATGACAGCTGTAATAGTCGCTTCATTCACTGAACTAGGGGCGTAAGCCTGGCTGAACCCACTGGTGTTCTTCCAGGTGAAATTAGCTGTGTATGCTCCAGCGTTAATTAAGGTGGGATCGTCATTCCCGCCCTCGATCAGATCACCATATGTGGTGTAGCGGTTGCTATTGAAATACTGCCACATCACGCTTCCAGGTATCGACGTGACGAGGACATTCCCTATCGCAGTGCGCTTCGGGTCGATCTGAGCGATGGCGCCCGCGCCCACGAGCATCATCAGACGCATAAATTGTGAGGAGCCAAATGAAAGCACAGCCGACCACAACAGAGCTGTGCTTAGACGGACGCCTCCTTGTGCGTTTTGAATAGTGTTGGTGTATACGAGGGGAACAGCGTCCCCGTAGACCGCAAGTTCTTGCGCGCCGTTAAAACCGTAGCGGGGATTTATGCGCTGCTCCTTGGTCTGCCCTTGCCCTTTTTGGTCTGGGATTTGGGGTTTGGGAGCTAGCAGCGCTGCTGCGACCTGAAGTAGAGTGCCTACAATTGTTAGAACTAAAGCAACTACTCCAGCGTCGTTCCGTATGTCTAGTTGTGTGCCTGTTTTTATGTCCTTGTACTCTTTCTGATGGTACAAGAACTGAATATATTCTTCTTCTGACACACCGAGGGCTTCAATGAGCTGGTGTTCGTAGGGGAGAAGCTTGCGAGTCATTTTCTCATCCGAAAGTACCAGCCCATCCCTTCTGGAATTGGCGCACGTACAACATAGCTGTTCGGCGCGATAAAAAGAACACTTCCATCGTCGAGAACTGTGCCAAGTGCTCCAGCTCGATTGCCGGGTAGCAAAACTACAGCGTGTGGCTCTGGGCCGTCAATTCGCTCAGCATTCTTCAGCAGCCATTTTGCTATAAAGCTTTTAGGCAGTGAATCGTCTGTGTACTTACTGAATATCTCAATTAATTCATTCGTGTAATCGTGATACCCAAGTCTTTTGTGCACTTCTGCTGCAAGAGCGCAGCAATCAACCGTGCCAGAGCCATCGCCCGGCAATGCACTCCAGGCTCTTTTGAGTCCAATTAGGTCGTTCATCTTGTCGAAATTTCTGAATCAAGAGGAAGGATGCCAACAAGATTTCTTGTAAGTGTCAAGGCGGGAAACTGATTGCCTGCTGCGTCGGTTGCGGCCCTATAGCGAAGCTCGATTGTAGTATCGCTAAAACTTGAGCCAATGCCAATATATTTTTCTGTGTATGACTTAAGTACAGAGCCAGATGCGCTAAGCCAGTAGGTTCCAAGTGTCAACTTGGATAGCCTATTGCCATCGGCAGCCTCTAAGAGACGAATCGCAAATTCAACATTAGGAAATAAAATCTGTAGCAGTTCATTGTCGCCCCCGAGGGTTGACATCGTTCCTTGCACTTGAAATGGCGCGAAGCTATAACTTTCGCCCGGAATAGATGACGTTGAGTTAATAAAATAATTTTGATAGCGATAAGTATTTCCAGCTTTATCGAGAAGCTTGAAAAACTGCGCAACTCTAATTTCGAGTGTCATGGATCAATTTCTCCTACAAGCTCAACCCTAACAGTACTAATGCCCTTCGTCACTGATTCAACATCGGGGGGCGATGCATATTCCCATAAAATTCCAGTCGGAGCGCGAAGCTGTGAACTCAAAGTTGAATCCATGCCATCAAAAAGTTGCGTTGAAAGCGTAAAGCGCGTAAAACCAGCATTAACGCTTGTGTAGTGTGTAACAATTGAAGCGGCGGTTGCATCAAGTATGTTTTTGAACTCAAGTGTTAACTGATACCTGAACGCTCTGTTACCAAAGCTGCGTTTTGCAGTTGCGCCCGACATTGACCTATAAACCCTCGTCGGGTATTCGCCGAGCTTTACTCTGCGTCCGGTCGGAACAAGTGCGGGGAATGGTATCGACATGACTTAGATCCCGATCCGACGACGAGCTTGGGGTGACTGTTGAAGTTTATCTAAGGCCATCGACATTCCACGCTTTGCGCCGTCCGAAGCTGCTTGGCGTCGAGTGGCAGCCATTGCAGACTCAAGCTGCTCCCTGCTGACGTATTCCACGCCATTGATCGAAGTCGTCTCAAAGGTCATATTCAAGACGGAACTGCCAGAAGAGGCGCCAGGAGCGCTACCCATGGCCTCGCGGAGGCCGGAGGCATCAACACCTAGGCGACCGCTAGCACCGCGACGCAGGGGCATGATTGCCTCAGGTCCGGCCTCGCCCATGACGCCAGTGTTCATGGAGCCGCCATCAGCGAATTTGAAGAGAGTTGGCGAGGAAACGATCTTGTTTGTGAACACACCACCATTGGCGAAATATGAAGCTCCGCCAGAAAAATAAGCACCATTCGCAGCAATGTTTGCAAAAGCGCCCGTGTCAAATCCGTTAATCGTGGGAGCAGAAGGAATACCGCTTGATGGAATCGCGCTTGCACTTGACGATCCAGCAGTAAAAAGACCGGCAAACATCTTCGCAATACCAATTGCAATGTAAGTTGCAATCATCTTCGTGCCCTCTTGCACAAGGATCTGGCCAACGCTCTTTAAGAAGTCGGCAAAGATTTGCTTGGCAGTAGTTGTGCCTTCAATCAGGCCAGAAATGCCATTGGCAAGAGAGTTGCCTATGGCGTCGCCAATGCTTTGTGATACGCGAATGGCGACTGACTCAAGATCATTGAGCTGGGCCGTTGCTTCGGAAATAAATTCTTGAATTTTAGCCCCAGGAATATCTTTTGGTTTTTCTCCGGGGCCTTGCTGAGCGTATTTATCGGTCTCCTCTCTAGCCTTGTTCAGGCGCTCAAGCTCAAGCCGTAATTCAGCAATTTTATCAACACTAACGCCGTATGATTCCGCCTGCGTAACTGCTGCAGTCGCAATTAAGATTTGAAGATCAAGAGAATTCTTTTGCTGAGCCACCATTCTCTCAAAATCGGCAATTCTTTTTGCTTCGGTAGGCGCGACACCCTCCGTGAGAAGCCTGTGATATGTTTTCGCGTATTGAATGCTTAGTTCTTGATCTTGGCGGAACTGAATAAATGGTTGAGCAGCCTGATTCTTTGCCTGCTCTATTGACATCATCCTATCAAACCTGTATTCAGCCTCTCGTTGCTTAAGAATTTTTTCATTTAACGCAAACTCTCTTCGGAGGCTCGCAAACCTAAGCTCGAAAGTTGCGCGAACTTGTTGCTCTGTTCCATTCTTTCTTGCCTCTACAAGCGCCAATGTTTCCTCTCTTAAAAGTATTTGTTCGCGAGTGGCGCGCAGAGTCTCCGATAGTTCAATCTGTCTTTTGATGCCAGCCTGTTGACCATTTGCAACCTCCTCTTCTCTCGCGGCAAGATCAAGTCTTTTCTCCACCTCTTGGTAATACTGTATTTCCGCTTGATACAAGGCCGAAGCTCTTGCGCGAGCGGCTTCGGCAACTTCTGCTTCAATTTGCTTGAGTTTTGCAGCATACTCAAGATTTGCTGCGCGAATCATTGCTATATTTTTTTCTTTGTCAAAGACTTTTCCTATCCAGCCATCCTTGATTTCAAGAAGCTTGTTTTCGTATTCTTGTAGCGCGATTGATTTTGATGCCTGAATATACCGAGCGCCATCCCTTTCTAAGGTTAAGCCAGTGAGGGAAAGTCGCTTAGCCGCAAGCTCCACTTGGGCCTGAAGCTGACGTGTTTGCGCTTGCGCTTGAGCAACAGCATCTCTTTGCTCCGGGGTCAGGGCGCCAGGCTGAATAGCTGGCGCCGCGCCAAGTGGCTGATACCTAGTGTAGAGTTCAGAAATTTGCTTATTTTTCTGCGCCTCATTAAACAGTGTCATGCCTTGCTGAATTTGAGACTGCTCACCAAGCAAGGCTTTTTTGTTTTCTGGCGAAAGGCTATCTAATATTTGCTGTTGCCTGGCGGCTTCTCTTGTGACCTCATTTCCAACCGCCAATATATTTGACACCCAATCAAGCAGGCCAGCAAGAGGCCCAGCAATAGCAGCCTGCAACTGAAGATTAAACTCGGCCCAAACTTTGCTCAGTTTCGTTGAAGAGTCACCAAGAGCCGCTAGGTCTTTCACACCAGAAACGCCAACTTTTTTGATTATTTCTTTCTGGATCTCGCCATTCGCCTCTACGATTCTGCCAGATTCGATTAATTTTGCAATATAGTATTCTTGTTGACGACTTGCAAGCAGTCCGGCCTCTTTCAGTTTTTCAAATGCTTCGGCTGGATAGCGAAGTGACTTGCCAACTTCCGTGGCCTTTGCGCCAAGCGTGTCTATAGCAGTGCCGAGAGCTGTACCAATTAGCGACAAGCCAAAGCCAAGGCCGCCACCAGCAAGGCCACCGCCAATGCCGCCAGCAAGGCCGCCAAGCGACGCGCCAACACCCTGACCAAACAGAAGAGGGAAGGCGCCGCCGATTAAGCCTTCGCTTGTTGCACGACCTATTGCTTCCTGACGCGCACGACCAGCGGCAACACGACGACGACGATCTGCGCGGAGGGTCGCAGGATCAAAAATGCCTTGCCCAACTCGCTCCTGCGGCGTCATTGCGGCAACTGGAGTTGCGCGCAATTCACGATTTCGCTGTCTAATTATTTCAACAGAACGCTCATTTTCAGCGTTGATACTAGCAAGCGTAACTTGCTCCTGCCGCATAACACCAAGGGATGTCCTTCTGGCGGCGACTGCCTCAGACACACTGCCAAGGGACCTTTTTTGTATTTGTTCGTTTGCCAATGCAATGCGCTGCTCCTCTGTCATCGCGTCAATAACAGCCTTGGAGAGGCCAAGACTCTGAATTGCCCTACTTCTCAGGGAATTAAGGGAATCCTCGATGACTGCTCGCGCTTGAGCAGCCTGGTTGAGCATTTCCCTGTAATCGGGCTGACGAGTCTCGGTTCGACCCCCAGGAAGAAGCTCCCCTCGCGGAGGAACCTGCGCGAGTGAATACTGACCACCGAGGAACTGCGCGGAGCGTTCTCTAGCTATATCGGCGCTTCTTTGATTTTCTAGTATTGCGCGCCCTTTCTCTATCGTTTGACGAACAAACCTTTGAGCGGATGTCTCTGACGTTTTCTGAAGTTTTACGGCCTCGCTTAAATAATCTGCAACAGTTTTTGCCTCTACTGCAGCCTGGCCAAGACCCTCGGCAAAACGAAGCGAGGTATCCGCAGCATCTTGAGTTCGCTCAGCAATAATTCCGGCTGCGCCAACTAAGTAGTCAGGGTTGGAAAGTAAATCCCTTGCCCCGCCGCCAATGAATGCGCCACTTCTACCGCGACGAACCTCCCCACGGAAAGAAGTCTGTCCAGCAGCTGGAAGGGCCGGCAGGGATTTAATCGCGGCGCCAACTGCATTAAGCCCAGATTTAGATGCGTCAAGCGTCATGTTCATTTCTGACGCTGCATTTATTACAGACTCAAATAAATTTGTCTGCCTTTCAAGTGTTAGTTTTACGTTTTCACCAAACTTAGTTGAGCCGAATTTCTTCCCAGCTTCAAAAACAGCCTCACCGGCCGTTTTCATTGCAGGCGCAAATGCTAATGCAGCAACAGACGCAAGACCGAGAGCGCCGGGAATATCGCCAAGCGCAGAAAGAAGATTTCCTACGATCTCAGGAATTCCCCCGAGGGCATTATTTATGGCGCCGCCGACTGCGTTTGCTGCTTGCGTCGCTGGCCCCTGAAGTATTCCAAGATCGACATTTCCCAACGCACCTTCAACGGCGGTATAGGCCCCACCAAGCCCAAGTGCCCCAAGTCCAATTCCCCCTCTAATTGCAGCATTTTTTGCTCCTTTGGCAATTTGTGACCCCCTTCCAAATGTCAGCGCATCAAGGGCTGCAGAGCCAGCCTTGCCAGCTAATTTGCCAGCGCTAAACAACACGGAGCGAAGCTCCTTCGCTTGCTGTTGAATTTGACGTGTTTGTTGCTCTATTTGCGCCTGATAAGCTCTTGCATCCCTATCTCTTCTTGTGGCTATATCTTCTTCCGCCTTTAATAAAAGCTTGGCGTTTTCAAGCTCTTGTCTGCCAAGGCGCACATTTGCGTCATCACGAAATGTCATGTCAACATTCCGAAGCTGAATCAGATTCCTTTCTGCGGTCAATAAACGCGCAAGAATTTCTTCGTTTTCAGAGAGAAGTCCTGCGCGTTGACGCAGTGCATTTATCTGAATTTGCCAGGCGTCGGCCTGAGACTGAAGCTGTGCAGTATTTGCGCCAACATTCTTGGTGCCCGTAGCAACACGATTTATTTCGCGCAGCTCTTCAAGCAAAGACCCAATTTCAGCATTAATCGTCCGAACACCCTGAATGTCACCCTCGGCAAAAAGCTGACTAAAAGCTCTTTGGGCCGTGCGGAGCTGAGTAGTAAGTTCAATTACTTGTTGGTTCGTCTCTCGAACGCCACGAGACTCTTCCGTGAAAGCGGAGCTTCTACGGCGATAAAGGTTTTGCTCTCTGTTTAACTGAGAATAAAGAAGTAGCTGATCCCTGACCAATGCATTTGCTCTCTGCTGCTCCCCTGCCTGCGCATTCGTCGAAGCTCTTATTGCTTCAAGGTTTCTGAGGACTCTGGCATAGCCAGACATGTCAATATTTCTGCCCATCACGGCGTTAGCGCCGAGATCATTTATTTCTTCGATCGTATTTTGTATTCCATTTAACCGGTCCTCAAGTTCACGAAGCTGCCTGACGCCGCCAATAATTAAATTAATTTGCGCGTCGTAACTAGCCACTTGTTCGACCTGAACTTAGTGGCAGTCTAGCTAGGCAAGAAAAAGCCGCCCAAGTGGGCGGCTGATGACCGTTAGCGTTTTGCCCCTCTTTTTGCATCTTGCATCATTTTGTCGTGTTGACGTTTCTTGATGCGGAAATATGCAGCCCAGAGGAGCATTTCTTCGTCTGTCATTGACTCTTTGAGTTGAGCCAATGTCATCTTTAGCTCCTCTGCAAGAGAGAGCTGAAACATGAGTCTACTATCAAACTCAAGCTCTTTCTCAAGCGCTTTTCAGATCAGTATCTTCGTCCTTTCCACCACGCGGGCGAAGAACACAAAGGATCATTTTCTGGAGATCCTCGTCTTCAACATCACGCTTCAGAACGGGGATGTCACCAGACTTGAACATCCGCTCGCCATTTTCATCGAGGGCCTTCTGAATGAGAAGCTGCATAGCAAAGCCATTGCTATCTGCGCCGCCATCCTTCTGCGCTTTTTCGCGCTCGGCGGCATTCAGCGGAGAAACATAAAAAACAAACTCAGTGCCATCGCTGAGCGTGATCTCCTGCTTGATAGGCTCAAAATTCGCTGCTTTGCGCAGGATGTCGATAGCCCTCATCGGACCAGAAACGGCGGGTGCGTTGGCCATAAAAGGAAAAATGGTCAGCCCAAAGCGTAATGCACAATAAGCAAAAGCACAATGGGCCGACTGTCAATCAACGCGTAATCTCGCCCCAGTCAAGGCTTGCATATGCGGTACTTGTGGCCGTATCGCACGCAACGGCAATTGTAAGAGTTTCAGCACTAGAAGTAAAACTATTCCGCTGAAGCTGAAGGCTAAATAAAGCTTGCCTGATAATACTTGCAATCGGAGTCGATTGATTTGAAGAGGAAAAATATCCAGAGGAAATAATTTTGCCGCCGGAAAACGACGCTCCCGACAAATTGTATTCAACTGATGAGTCTGCACTTGTAGTTAGCCAGCTGCCACCGGAAATCGTTGACGCTTCATAAACGCGCCACGAATAATTGTGGCCGTTGCCAACGCCCATCAAAGCGCCACCGATGGGAACAACGATCGAATCCAATCGAGTTGATTTCAGGCGAACAGAAATAACTGGATAGTAGGTTCCAGCGACGGCCAAGGAATAAGCGGATCCAATTGCAGTGCCAGCGCTTTCGGCGATGCCGCGAAGTTCGTAGCCGCCCTCTGATAGCACCGTGGAGCAAATCTGCTTCATAGTGCTTGCGCCCGAAGTCGCAGCCGTATTTGTTATTTCATAACGAAGCGGCAGGCAAGCAGTAGTTGTATATGTAGAGGAAATCAGGTTGGCGTGATGGAAGGAATGGCAGTGAATAAATTGACCATTAATCACGAAGCCAGCACGAACAGTGCCAACGCCAAGCCATTCAAGATCAACCCAGAAAATTTGCGCCTTGGATAAATCAAGGGTGATTTTTGACAGTCCGGTTCCATTTAATTTATCGTCGCCATTCCAGTCAGATTGCGCAACCTTGGTGTCTACGATAGAACCGGAAACCTTTGAGCGAAGTACAAGATTTACAGTTGCACCATCTTGCTCAAGGTAGATTCCATTTTCTATCCCGAAATAGCCAACGCGCTGACGAAGGCCCGTCTTTGCAGCGGCAAAAACAACCGTGTTCATCATCAGCAACGACTTGCCCGGCTGATAGGCAAATACGCGCTTTGTTTCACGAATTACCTCGGACCCAGAGGCTGCAGTAACAGCAAGATCAACAAGTCCCTGATTTGCATTGAAGGTTGCTGATCCACCAGTGGATACAGAAGTTGCCCAGTGACCGTTATCAGAAAAGCGATGACTGGAATCGAATAACGTAAATGGTGTTGACGTGCGAAGACGGCCAAACGAATCTACGGAAGAGTCAGAAAAGTCAGCATCTACTTCAAGCCTGCCATCATCAGTTGAGCCAATTTCCAGAATGCTGCCATCAGGCAGTGTTCCGTGGGTGACAGAAGTAGGCATTGCAATGGCTCCAAATAAAAGAAAAGCCCCGCCGAAGCGGGGCAATCAAGCGGCCTGTGATCAGGTGGTAGTAAGATCGAAGGACACGGCAGAGGAAGGACGGAAGTTGATGGCGATGCTCTGAGCATCGTCCGGGTTGACGGTGAACGAGGCGGAGGTCAGGGTAACCTCAGTCTCGATCGAGCGGCTCTTCGTGTCATCAACAACGCCAGCAGCTTCAACGCGGTCGATGTAAAGCTTCATCGTGGCGCCCACTTGCTTGCGCTGAAGCACGTCTTGAATAATGCGGTTGGCAAAAGCATTATCCTCGTCGGTCATATAGACCGTTGCACTGCCGTTTGCATCGCCGAAGCCAGAGATGTACGAACGGAAGGGAACGTACTGGCCTTGGGTCTGGCCAATGGTGGTAACGTCGATCTCAGCGCGAGAGATCTCAATACTCCAGTCGCGAACCTCTGCAACAGCGCCGAAAGTGGCATAAGCGACCTGGAACTTGTTAGAGCCGGTTGCGGTGCCGTCGTCAGTAATATCAACAACGGTGCCACCAGCAGCGGTGGAAACAGTCATCAGGCCCGTGCTAGCAACGTAGGTCAGCACGTAATAGGTAGTGGAATCACTCAGCGTGCCGGGAAGCGTACCAGTACCAGCTCCACCGGTCGTGGTATTCACAATGCTGAACTTAACGGGATCGCCAACGCGAAAACCCATGTAAGTGCCAACAAAAAGTGTGTTGTTAGTTGCATTTACATCGGTTTCACCAAAGGTTGCTTTGGTGCCAGCGGGCTTGTAATAAAAAGCCCCGGAAATACCGGACAGAACGGTTGCCATGACAAACAGGGGGTAGTGGCTTGTGCGGGCACTGCCCGGCTAACAGCAGCGTAGCGACTACTTCACAGTTGCTTGCCAACCGGCTTCCATTTTGCCCATAAAGTGTGGATTGTCTTCCATGGAAGTAAAAGATGGGCCGCTAATATCTTTGATTCTTACATAGGTCGAGCTTGCTGTCTTGCCAGTGGCATTTATTGAATCTATTACGCTTTTAGCGATCATTAATAGCTGCTGGCAGCGAGCAGGGCCATTGCTTTTTTGCGCAAAGCAACGAATGATAATTGCACCCCTGGCAAAATCAAACTCATCTGTCAGGGCGCATTCCGACATCATGCCAAAAGTTAAATTAACACGCACATACTCCTTAGGCGGATCAGGAGGAACAAAAGTTATATTGTCAAAATACACTGGAATCGCGGGCGCCTGATTATTGTATGCCGTGAGAAGCGGAGCTTCAATTTTTGCGCGGATTGATTGATAGTTCATTGCTTAGAAGGAGTAATTTGACTTGAATCCAAGCTCAATGCCTCGCCTTACATCCAGCTGCAAAGAACCACCCTTAGCATATGTGTAAAACCAGTCCGGCTCTGCCGTTCTGGCCGCAGGAGCGTCTTTCAGGAGGCCGGCGAACGAGCCGCCAATCTCATAGCGGAAGCTTGGCCTCGGTCGATAATCGCCAAGTTCTGGTGTTTTAATAGGATCACTGTCTGGGCGAGTAAAAATATCAGTGACTTCATCCATCGCTTGAGCAGCATGAGGAGATGTATTTATAACCTGAAATTGAGTAACACCTCTTTCAAGAGCTTTTTGAAAACGTGAGGCGGGAAAGTTCCTTTTTGTGTACTGGTAAAGTTGTCCGCCTGATGAGCGCGGCTGACGAGCTGCCTGCCCTTCTGGTACAACATCCCAAGAAGCGGCAAATTCACCAGTCCATGCTGGCCCGGCTTCTGCGAGCCCGTTGGTAATGGCAACTGCAGACTCCTGAATAGACACGGCAAGCCTGTTATTTATATCTGCCGCGAGCTTTGATGCGATACTTTTTTCAAGACCGCCACCCTTAAAACGAGCCATATCAGCTCAACCTCGCAACAACCATGTGCAGTATAGGATTATCGCCACGGCTTGTTTCAGTTCCAATAATTATCGCAGTTCTAGTGACTCCATTTTCTGCGTAACGAATTGAATCGCCATGTTGCGGGTAGTACCCACCAAGTTCCTGCGCCGAAAGAAGAATTTTTACGCCCGTCTGCTCAAATTTAACGCCAACAAGATCATCGCCACCCGGCGTATAAATAAAAACCTTAACGGGAATCTCTTGCGAATAGCCCGAAACTACGCCAGTCTCTGGGTTGTAGGTTTGATTTTGCGAAAGCTTGATATACGTGGCGTTAATCCCGAACTGATTGATCAGTGGCGCCGGGATTGAACCGAAAATGTCATCGACCAGCGCCATGGCTCATCAGAGTGGGTTGCTCGCCCACCCACCATAGGAAGGATAAATTTGACTGCCCACGACACGAATACGATTTGGGCGGAACGCAGAATTTCCGTAGTACGGATCAAGCTTTGCGACGCTATCGCGTGTTACATAGGGCTGATTAAAACTTGAGTCGATTGCATAACGGCTCAGAATATCCATCGAGAAGGGCGGAATATAATCCATGCCCGTTTGAGGAGTGTCGCCACCCTTGAACTTCACGCGCAGTGCGCCGTTGCCAAGTTCAACTTCGTCATACTGATTTGTGCTAAGCAGCGATGAACCGCCATCATTTGCTGCAACAGCCGTATATCCACCGCCGCCACCAAGAAATGCCGCCATGTAAGCAACAGCAATCTCAAAATCAATCGGCAGCTCATCATATGGCAAAACGCGCCCGTCAACTTTCATGCGGCGCGGCCATGCCAATGACTGCTCTTGCGTAGCAACAGTCCCTTTCCACTTCAGAGGATTGATTGCCATCGAAGCAGCGACAAGAGTCTGCTCTTTTTGGGTGCTAGTCAGCGCGAGCCAAGCTGTAATGCCCGCACTCACAGGAAGCTCACCGAGAAGGGTCGTGGCCCGAGCAACGCTCAAAAATGAGTTGGCGTTAGAAGCGCCAAGTGTTGATACAAAGGCCATCGACCCGCTCCGTTACAGCTCAGCCCTTAGAAGTGGTCCGAGCCTTTGCAGTCACCGTAGCTGCTTTAGGGGCTTCCTCAGCAGCAGGTTCGGGCATAGGGCATTCTGCAGGAGCAGCGGCTTGAGCTTCACGCTCTTGACGCTCCTGTTCTGCAAGGCGGAATGAAGCCATTCCCATGACAAATACCTCCTAGGTAAAAAAGAAGCCCCCCGAAGGGGGCATTTACAACTTACACCGATCAGATGTAAGCCTTGAGCTGGGTGATGCGGATGTTCCGGTTGTCCGTGAACACCTTCGTCCAGTTGGTGCCAGTGGCCAGTTCAGCATTGCTGGGCGAGTTGCCAGCAGCAGTACCGGTCCAGCTGATGCCGTTCGGATGCACCAGATAGTGGGTGCGGTTGATCAGGAAGTCGATGCCCTTCAGGGAATCGCGGTCGGTCTCCAGAGGAGTCTTGGCAGGAGCAGTCGCATAAGCGAAGGCGCCAGGGCCGAAGAAATAGGTGGAGAGCACATCTTTGCCAGAGCCGCTACCGGTGCCAGCACCAGCATCAACAGGCAGGGTGTCATCCACGAACACCGGGCGACCCAGATAGGTGCCCTTCTCCAGACGCTCGGCAGACAGGCGGGAATCGAGCTGGGAGGTGGTGGAGGCAGGAACGATCAGATCCTGCTTCATCAGGGCGTAGAAGGTCCGGGAGTGCATGAACACACCGGTCAGCTCTTCACCGGCATCACCGAGCTTGGCGATGGCGTCGATCAGAGCATCAGGGGTCAGGGCAGTACCGGTGCCGCCAGCAGCATGGGAGCTGACCAGGGGGCCGCCAGTTGCAAACAGGCCCTTGATCACATTGATCAGGGTCTTCTGCATGTCACGCACCCAGTAGCGACCGGTGCTGCGGGCAATGGCCTGCATCGGATCGGAACCAGCCAGTTCGGCGGCCAGATCAGAAGACTTCCAGCTCTTGCCGCGCATGTTGCGCACACCGATCTGCACGCCACCAGCCAGGGTCTGAGGGGTCAGACCGGTGGTGTCATTCAGGATCTCAGAGTCACCCGAGAGATCACCGAAGAAAGGCAGATCAATGGTTTTGCCGCCCTTCTGGAATTCACCTTGGATGGCACCATTGGTGGTCATAAGACCAGAAGTCACAAGAGCGTTACGGTCTTGCACTTCTTCTTGCTGATAGCCCAGGAACAGTTCGGGGATCAGCGGAACACCTGCGAGAAGCATGGCTTTGCCTCAAAAGAGAATGATTGGAGTTGGCTGCGGTTCGACCGCAAAAGTTTGCGAGCGGACAGGCACGGCCTATGTCCACACTCTCAAGACAGGCAGAATGAGGCACGGCCACTTTCTGCGCACACGGGGCACGGCCCCTAACTCACAAATACTAGCGTTTCTTTTTGGACTTGCGCTTCTTGGCGGTTTTTGCGGCGGCACGGAAATTAGTAGCAGTTGGCGCACCAGGATCGCCCGGCTTACGCATTTTCTCGCCACTACCTGCAGCAATACGCTCGCGCTTTCGCCTGATGTTTTCGTAGGGTCCAGTTTTCTTTTTCATTTCTTGGCGCCTTTCTTGGGTTTGCGAGTCATGCCCGCTTCAGACATTGCAATTGCAATGGCTTGCTTGCGGCTCTTCACTTTCTGGCCCGAGCTGGATTTCAACGTGCCCTTGCCATACTCACGCATGACTTTGCTGATTTTCTTTTCAGTCTTAGTTTTCTTTTTCATGGCGAGAGCGGCAGGTCACCATAAAACTTTATCGGCCCAGTAGGCGCCCGACATCTTGCCGCGTGCAATGTTTTTCGCGTGGCGAGAACGGAATTTTTCGCGACGCTGCTTCGACTCGGAATCTTTTCGATTGCCCGCAGTCGTCATATTTGCATCGCCAAAACGAATCAACTTATACTTGTCGCCCTCTTTCGCCATGACAACACCCTTTTTGGTTGGGTGATTTGGCGTGCGCTTGGGAGAATTTACACGGGTAAGCCCGTTCTTTTTCATTGCTGCTTTAACGCGCTCGGGGATCGCCATGTCACGCGGGAATCTGCTAGCAGAATAGCGGTCAAAAAAAATACCCCCCTTGCGGGAGGTAGAGAGCTTCAACCACTTGCTGATTCTATATCAGCTGAAGGCGCGTGCCATGACGGGATCGAGCTTGCCCGCAAGACGCGCTTCGTTCATAAGGCGACGAGCTTTGTCGGGATCTTTTTGCATCAGCTCAGCAACTTTCGTTGCATTAACACTGCCCGAGGCGAATGGGTTGTTTGTGTAAGACGGAGTGGCGGCACGGGTAGTTGTCATGCCCGAACCGGTTGCGCCGCTGCCCATGAAGTACGGAGAATACTCTTCATCGTCTCGCAGACGAATAACAGCATCGCGCAGTGCAACGGGATCTTGCTCAGTCCCATACACGACAGTGCTTTCATCTTCAAGCAGACGGAAATTTTCTTTCATCAACTTGAAGAGATGCTGCGGACGGCGGCACTCAGCCTTTGCAAGCTCATCGGTCACAAGCTGTTCAAGCTTGCTCTCGCGGCGTTTTTGACGCTCAAGATTGCGCTCTTCCTCAACTTGCTCTTTTGCTTTGCGCAGATCGTCAAGCTCTTTGCGCAGGGAAGCAAACTGCGCTTTGACCGCCTCATTCATGGCGTCAGCAGGGGTTTGCCCCTGAGGCACTTGGGCGGCGGACTGAGACTGAGGCTCCTGTTGCTCCTGAACGGTGCGAAGAGAAGCAATGCGATCAGCAATTGCCTCTTCATCAATATCGTCGCTCAGTTCAATGCCGGCTACTTTCAAGAAAGAGTCGATTGCCTTTTTCTTTTTAAGATCAGACATCAAACCTTCTTTTGTAGCCTTTAATTTCGCATTTTCGCTTTCTACGGAATTGGCTTTCTTCTGCAGCTCGGCGATTTGCGCCAGGGCTTCTTCAAGGGTTTCTGGGGTGTTCGTCACGCAAAGTCAGAACTTGACTCGTCAAATGATAGCACCAGTTGCTTCATTTGCTTGTACGGTCACTTCGACATCTTCGCTGTCAAGACCCTCGCTGAGCGGCGAGCTGTTATCAACAGGGATTTGCCCGCGATTTGCAACCTCGCGCCCGACTGCACCAATTCCAAGGTCACGGGCCGTTTCAGTGCCGTCAAGCCCCATGTCGTCAAGCATGTTGCTGACACTAAACTCGGGCAGCCCTTCAAACATTTCGCCCGCTTCAAGCATCCGCAGGAACATGCCAATCGTGATGGCGTTGCTGTCTTTGAACAGCGAGCTGAGCGCCATGACTTGCTGAGAATGCAACTTGACGGGGATGAAGTTTTTGCTAATCGTTACGCGCACCTCGGGGAACTGGCGATAAGAGGCGGCGTAAAGGAGTGCTCGATTCAAGGCATCCTCAAGGGACTGCACAAGCACAGCCAGCTGAGAATCGCTCTGAGAGCGGTCCAGGAGCTTCGCAAAGCCGCTCTCCGCTTGCGTCTTGCCGGTTGTCATGGCGACGGCAGCAAGCCGCTCCATGGCCGATTCAATGCGCCTCAGGTTCTCCAGGGTGACGGAAGCGCCCTCCATCGAGGCACTCATCAGGTTGAATTTGGCGTCCGGGTTCTGGGAGAACAGGGCACGGCCCGCACCCGCCTTGATCTCATCGTCGGGACGCACGCCCGTACCAGTAAGAATTGGCGAGGAAGTCAGGTGGATTGACTCTGCAAGGTCAGCAGACACTGCCCAATGATGCAGATTGAGGCGTGCAATATCAAAAAGTAAGGGACGCCCTCGGAAGAATGCTTCTTTCTTGCCCCCGAATACGGGCACAAACGGAATAAATGGCACAGAAAGATACGTTGTCTCTTCAAGCGAGTATTTGTCTACATCGCCCGGAGTGTTCATCTTTGCATAAAGACGGCAGCGAACGCGCTCGGTCACTGTCATGTACTCAGGCGTGTCGCTCAGCAGTGAAACACTGTTGTCGGCGAGAGAAACAATGTCATAAACACGCACTGCAGGCACGACTTCTTCAAAAAACTCGTTGTCAACGCTCTGACGACGAATTTCAGACTTGACGCGCAGATAAGTAGGGAATGCGCCGAAAACGTTTTGATCATTGATTTGTGCATTGAATACGTCATAACGGCATTCAAGCACTTGATCCATGCGCATTAACACAAAATAAGGGCGAGGATTGAGTCTCTTCTCCTCAGCAGCGCTCAAATTCTCTGGTAATTTCGGGTATTCGACCCAAATTGCAGCCACGCCCCCGTCTAGAGCTTCAGTGAAGGCTTCTTTGGCGAAGGAAAGCAGAGAATGCCCTTCTAAATCGACATCTTCAAAGAAGTTGCCCCATTGAGAAGCAATATTTTCGGGCAGAGATACACCCTTTCGCAGTGCAGTGCCCGTTACAAGGTCGCGTAGATGTGCGTAGTAGTTCTGAAAGCTGCTTTGAGCGCGTGTTTTACGCACTTCATAGCTCGGATTTTCTTCTAAATAGTCTTGCGGCAGGTATTCGGATGATGCTTCAACGAGACTGAACTCAGGAAGCGTGCAATATCGAATGGGGGCGAGACGTGCAATCTGTTCAGACTGCTCGATCGAGTAAGAATCGACCCCTACAACGCCCTCAATCGCTTGCTCGTACTCGGGATGACGCCGTTCAAAAGGCAGAACGAGATCATCTGCGGACGGAACAAGAGAATTAGGAACGATCGCCACTGCTCTAGGGTCTTTTCAGACAGTGTAGCCCTACGACTATCTATCTATCTCCAGCGAGGACGATTTGTTTGCGCAATTGCCCGTGGCATCGTCTGCCAAACGAGATAACGAAGGGAGTCTCCGGCGTGCGAAAGATCATTTTTCCCGCCCTTCATTGGCTTGTAGCTCTCGTCATACCCCCAGTTTTCAAGACTTTGCATGGTTTCGTAGCATGTTGTTGGATTTACAAGCACTGTGCCCGAGTGAATATGCAAGTTTGCGTGAGCAATAGTCTCTGCAACGGGTGGGTTGCGACGTTCGGCAACGACTTTGATGCCCGCGCCGCGCAGAATGTCGTGATCGCTTTCCGTTGAGCTGGTGCTGGCGTGACTGCCGCTGGCATCTGGGTAGCAGGTGATCATGCCATTGGCGAGTTGACGAGGGTATTGACGTTTGATGTGCTCGACGAGATCAAAAGTTGTGCGACAGGTGTGTTCGGCGAAAATATGAAGCATTTGGCCCATTGGTCCCGGACGTACAACGGCGTAACAAGATTGACTCTTGCCAATATTGAAGTCTGCGCCGAAGACAATAAGTTCGTTGGGCTCTGGATGGAATACACTTGTGCAATGTTTTTGACGATCGAATTCGTAAAATACAGTTGCTTGTGCGAGATTAACAAATTCGCCGTTCAGATAGGCTTCAATCAGGTTGGCGGGATATGAAGCACGCAGGTTTTCAATAAAGCCCGGATCAAGGAAGGGGTTATCTGCAGTGCGTGCTTTATAAAGTGCTTTTTCATCTGATGCTTCACGCACGAACATGTTATAAAGCGCTTTGTGTCCCTCGGGCGTAGATGCAAAACAAAGTTGAGGGCAGTTGCCCACACGAACGCGCCCTTGTAATTTGATAATTGCTGCTTCAGCAGTTTGCGTCGAAACTGTATCAATTTCGTCAACAGTCATACTTGCAGCATTAACGCCGATGAGGCGATTGTAGTTTTCAAATGAACGTAGAAGTACAGGTGTGTCGCCGTTCGGGAGTTTTAAGGTAAAGACAGGAAGGGGCGAAGTACGAAATTCATAAGGGATGCCGTATTTATCAAGCACGTTTTGCCAGGCTGGGATTGCAACGTCTCGGAGGAGAGGGATTGTGGGTTCTAGGAATAGGTGCGTGAAGCCCTGACTTTTGAAGCAGAGCAATATTGCTTTTGCTACGGCAGCAAAGCTTTTCCCGCTACCAAATCCGCCGCATAGTGCAACGAGGCGATGGGTAAAGTCTGTTACGAAGTTGAACTGGTGTGGGAGTAGATCGTTAATTATGCGTAATTCACATTCTTTTGTATCAAAAGCAGTATTATTCTTTTTAGCAAGTTTGCGTAGGGCAGAAACGTCTTGAAACAGCCCGAGCGAATTTAGTGCAGCGCGATCGGCGTAGCGCGAACTGCGAGATTTTGCGGGCACTGAGTCAATCGAGTATTTTGGACATAATATACACGGCAATGCAGCATACAATTACATAGATCGTCATTACAGTTATTATTTCTTGAAGTGTTGGGTTCATATAGAAAAAGAAATGCAGTTACATTTTGTATTCGGTCACAGAATAGCCAAAAAAAATTTGTGCTGACGGGTAGTGTCCCCCCTCCTGGCGAGGTGGTCACCCCCCGTAAGTTTCGGGGGGTTCTAACTTTTAACGGTTAGACGTTGTTTTGTAGTTTGCCTCTACAGATAGCGTGCGACTCTTTATAAAGGCCGGCCCGTTGTTGTTCGGTCAGGCAGGCGTGCCATGCGAGGGCGCGGTCAATGGTGCGGGTGGTTTCGATCATGCCGGCACTGAGGGTAACGGTAAGGGTGGCGGCTGCGATGGCTGAGAGGATGCGAGGCATGGGGTCCTGTCGGTGTGTGGTTGAGGGGCCGGGGTGCGGCCCCTGGTGGTCGTGGTCGTGATGCGTCAGGCGGTCACCAGCTGCAAACGGTCGCCGATCTGCTGCACGGGGCAGCCGGCACGGTTGGCAAGCTGCTTGGCAATGGCGTTCAGCTTGGCAGGCTCGTTGCCGTTGCGGAGCCAGATACGGCCGAGGGTCTCAAGGGTGAGCGGGCCGGACTGCAGGAGCTGCACGGCGACGGTGTAAGGGCGGGATCCCTTGCACTCGTTGAAGCGGGTCTGCTCGGCGTTGTGCTTCCACGTGTGGGTGTGGTCAACGCGGGGGGCGTTCCACCCCATCGCGGCGAACGTGGCGGCCGCCTCGGCGGTCAGGGTAACGCGGGGGCTGGCGGCGGCGCGGGCCGGCTTGACCTTCTCCACCATCGCGTTGGCCAGTAGCGCGGCGATGGCGTCGTCAGTGAGATCAGCGCCGGACTCTGCCTTCACGGTGCGGACCGGGCCGGCTTTGCCGGTGGGCAGGGGACGGCGGTTGTTGCCGTTCTCGGGAGCGGGGGAAGCGGCGGCGGCTTTGTTGGTGCGGGTCATCTGTGGGTCCTATCGGATTGTTTGGGGGCCGGGTTCCTTCCGGCTTGCGCCAATCCTACAGCACCGATCGGGACCCATCCACACCACGCTGTGCAAGTTAGCAAGCTGTCACACTGTTAGCTAGTTTGCATCAATTATAGAATCAGTAAAGTGTAAAGTATAAAACAACGATTACTATTTAACATTTAACGATTGCTGTTTAACATTTAGCACATTGCAAAATTTATTTATACTTTACAGATTCAGTTTGCATTTATAATTTTTGTAAGTTGTAAAATTTTTGCATTTATAAAACTTTTGTAATTGCAATAATTTTTATACATTGTAAAATTTTAGCATCTGTGAAATTTTAGCACGCTTGCAAAATTTGCGCAAGTGCAAAATTTATGCAACTTATAAAATTTACGCGTCTGTGAAATTTATGCGAATGCGAAACTTTAGATGAATGCAAATTTATAGATGAATGCAAAATTTATGAATGAATGAAATTTTATAGATGAATGCAAATTTTAAGATGAATGCAAATTTTCATCATTTTTAGATTTGCGTTGAATGGGATAAATTCGCTCAAACTTAATTTCTTTTGGTTGTTGAATGTTAAGTTCGCCCTGCCATAATTTTACCTTGAATGTCTTTGTTTTCATCCCGCCATTGTTAATTATCAATGGTGAAATCATTAGGCCTGAATGGTTTTTATATTTCACTTTCTTTAATAAATCTAGATGAATGAATTTTTTAATAGATGCAGAAACTTTCTGATAGGGCTCTTCTACTATCTCTGCAAGTTCTGCTGTGGTGACAGAAATAATAACTCTGCTGCGAGAAATGAATGCCAAATAACCAAAAAGCGCAAGGTCAAAAGTTGTCAGTCCTAGTATTTTTCGTTTAACAATTAAGTTTTTGAACATTTCTTTTCCGCGCTGATCTGCAAAATTCGGCATGAGTGAGAAAGCTCTAGACTCAACATAAGAACGCAGTCGCTCACTAGAGCAACGGCGAGAAAATACTATCGCAGCATGGCTGAAACTTATTGCGGCGCAGTCGATTTCGGGAACACTTATTTAGGATATTTAGTAACTAAAGATGAGAGACGATAAAAGCCGTCTACATTAAATGTTTGCCGACTCCGAAAGCTATTACTCATCGAAATCTGCTTCTTCAAGTGCAATAAGTAGTTGATCAACGCCCAGAGCATTAGATTGCAAACTTTTTGCAACTTCAGCAACTTTTGCAGCGCTGTTCAAAATGCTAGGAATGTCACGCATATCTAAAGCGCGATCAGAATTTAGATACTCATCTAAAGTACGATTAGCTAGTTGCGCAAGTTTTGCAGCATCATGAGAAAGAGCACGCCCTAGAAATTCTTGTTGAGAGCGATATTCTTCTAGTTTGCGCTTATGTTCAATTGCTCTTGCATCTTTCTCAAGCTGTAATTTATTTGCAAACTCATTACGATCATAATCAGCTACACGTTGTGCCCAATTATTTTTCTTTGCAATCTGAGCTACTCTCGACTCTTGCAAATTAAATATTGCGCTGATATAATTGTAAGATCTACCACCACCGCACTTCGCGTAGAAATCGAACAATTCAAATTCTTTTTGACTCTCATTAATTGCACCACCCTGTCTAATAAAAAAACTTTTTGTATTAAGATGTTCATGCAAAATTGCGTTAGAGTCTTGCGCGAATAGATTCGATTCTTCAACATTTAGATCTTGTAAATCAGAATCATCATCAGAGAAGATTTCTTGATCAGAGAAGTTAAGATCGCTCATAAAAAGAGTTAGTGCGTGAAAAGATAGTATCACACGAAAAGCTCGGGCGCAATAAAAAAGCTTGTGCGAGCAACAACAAGTTGCAAGCACAAAAAAACCTCGCGCTGAGCGAGGTTTCTGCGCCGTTGGGCGAGGCGTGAAAGTCCCTAATTTCCTGTTACTTACAAAATAACAATCACATCATTAAAATTGCTCCTCAATCAAATCTGCTAGTTGCTCAAAAGAATACTCAGCCGAATCATTTAGATTTGCAATTTCAACTACGCCTTGAGAAGTTTTGAGTCTGGGCGAAAGTTGTAAGTCCGCGTATTCAGCTACGACCTTGGGCAAAATTTCATCGGCCTCATCAAATCTGTAACCACTGAAATCATCTTGCGCGGGCAACCAATTACAACCCACTTCATCTTTTACTACATCGCACAAAACTCCTAAGCAACAAAATTGATTTTGATGTCGCAAGTTGTATCTACCCTGTTCATAATTTCCAGAACGCAATGCTTCAACCCAGCGAGCTTTAATTTCTTTGTTCATGATCAATTTTTCCAGTTGTTTTGAGAAACTTGACTAACATAATAAAAAGCTCGCCCGTGTTCAGAGAATTGATACTCGGGCAAAACTTTCAACGCCTCTGCTTTTGTTTCATACTCATCAACAGTTTCGTGATAGTTATTAGATTGACGATTGATAAAATACATAAGATCAATCCTCGTCCATTTCATCAAAAAGATTTGCTTCATCGAAAAAGTCTTCTTCGATGAAACTATCGCTCATGCAATCAGAATCGAGCCACGGGAAAAGTTGTGACTCTTGCGCAAGTTGTTCGTGATCAATCATTTTTCTAATGCGAGTGAAAATTAAGTGTGAGAAGAACCATCGGGCGCAACACACCCATAAAGTTTGCAGTTCGGCAACATTCCGAACAAGAAAACTTCTTGGCTGTCAGAGTTAATTTGCTCAACCATAAACTTTGCATCAGCAAGCATTTCTTTGACTTGCACCTCAAGAATCATTGCCCAAGTGCAAAGTTTTGCTTTTTGCGCATCTGTCAGAAGCTGCCAAACATCGTAGTCAACTTCTTTTTTGTCGTTGAGAAACAAAGGGGCGCGATAGTTCATTTTCTGTTTGCGATGTGAAAAGTTAGAAATGATCAGAAATCAATCACAGCAATAAGCGAAATCCTCTGCGTCATCGAAAATTACTTCTTCGTGCTGAACATTCAGCGAGACCTCGTACTGTTTGTCACCAACAAAAACAAGCGAGTCAGAAATAAGTTCAGCGCCGTCAACTTTTTCGTTCAGCTCACGATAAAGATGCTGCACTGCAATTTTGTACGCAATGTCAACAGCTTCTGCATGAACATAAAAACGCTCAAACAGAACGCAATTTTCACCGCAGTGCTCAACCTTTTTCCAAGTGTTGAAATAATACCTGAACGAAAATTGATCTTTGTAACGAAAAGTCTTGGTGGCGACGAGTGCAATTTCGCCAAGACCAAAAAGCTGCTGATTGCTCATGATTTTTTGAAAAGCGAAAGATTCAGTTGTGATCGAAAAAGAAATTTCTTTCCCTTCCGACTCCTACATTGTAAGCCCTCAAGGATCGCATGTCAAGTAAATTTCGACACCAGTTTTTGCAAGGAACGAGCACTCACTGCAAATCATCATAAGCAACTAATTTTTCATAATACGTTCTATTTAACAGCTCATCGCGATAAAGAAGTCTCGGCGCATGATGTAAACTCCCGAGACAAATTATCACCTTGAACAAATTTTTTCCTTGCGTATCACATAAATAAAAACACGTAAAAGTAAATAGCTGTTGAAGTTGCGCACAATGAGAATCTACATAATCAGATAAACTCATGTGCTTGTAATTATTTTCATCAGCAAATAAATCTAGATTCTCTCGTACAACCTTCTTAAACGCATCTTCTTTCAACTCACTCGCACAAATAAAATTCATTTCATCTTCTGCGTCGTAATACAAAAGTTCAAGTCTGGGGAGATTGTGCGAGCACAGAAATTTAATTCTTTGATTTCTATACTTCATCAAATAAGTTTTTGTTGCACGCAATCTTCTTTGAACTTCTGCAGCAGTGAAGAATCTCATTTTTTCTTAAATGCAGTCACCTTTTAGCCCTCGCGGAAAAGCCCCTGAGAGCCGTCGAAACTGCCTCGGGCGGGAAAGATACCTGCCGGGCAAAACAACGGGCTTCCAGAGGCTTCTGAGCGGCGCTGAAAGAATCCCTGAGGCGAGCAATCAGCTCTCACTCAGCAATTTCTCGCACTTGAATAATTTCCTGCTCGGGGAAATGCTTTTGAAAATAAGAAACAGCTTCATCCATGTCATAACATTCTTCGATTGTTGTCCATCCTATTTTGCCCGAATGATCGTTGCGCTCAAAAAGAATTCTGAACGTTTTCATTTTTGAGAAGGAATACAAGTTTTTCATGCGAGCATTCATTTGTTGACAATTTCATTAAGAGCAAACTTTACAAGATCTTCGCGTCGATCGCGAAAATCTCTAACAACTTGTATTATTCCAGCAATGTCTTCTTCTGAGTGATCAGGATTTTTGTCGCGACATACAAGTGTCACTGCCAGATCAAAATCACGCTCGCTGTCAAAAAGTACGTCACGATGCTCATCAATTTCGATGAACAGATCAATTCCATCGGGCGTGAGACTGTAATTTGCCCCGCCAATCATCCCTAGATTCTGCAATCTTTCAAGTGCTGCAAAAACCCAAAGCACTTGACAGTCTCTTTTGCTTGGAAATTTAATCATGATGAAAATAATTACTGATAACCGTCAAGAACAGCCACGGGCATAACTGCCAAAGACTGATGAGTTTTGTAAGATTGCAGAACAAAATCTGCAAACTCTTTAGCATAATCAGCTCGCGAAAAGTCGTCGCCGAGCCCATAAGTTCGTGCAGTGTCGTATTCCTGCATGTCGCCGATTTTTTTAGTATCGACAATTTCTACTTCGAGATACCACTTTGCAACCTCTACACCAAAATAATCTGTATCTTCCGAAGTGTATTCTTTGACGGTAAACATCAGAGTAGTTTTTTCTCCATCTTCGTCAAAAACAACAATCGGCGCAGAAGTAAATTCCCCACCACGAAAACCTCGTGAATAATCAGTCCAAACGAAATCAGTCATTTTTCTAAAAGATGAAGTTTGCGAGAGAATCATTCTTCGTCGTAGCCGACAAACCACGGGCCATCGCCCCATTTCTTGAAGTTGGCAGCTTTTTCGCAAGTGCGAGAAGAAGTGTTCGGGTCGCTGCAAATCTCTTGCGCCTGCTCAAGAGTTAGCCCACGATCGAGAACTTTATTCTTGCCCTCAAAACGAAACAGAATGGTTTTGTAAGTAGTCATTTTTCTGAAGATGAGATTTTTGATGCAGTGCGGGAAAAAGAAAGACTCCCTCTCCCGCACCTTTGTATCTTAGGACATCGCCCCGCTATCTGTCAACTAAATTTCACCTCCCTTTCTGCAAGGATTTGACGCGCTGCAGCTTTTGCAATACAAATTAAACCGTTGTGCGTGACATAATCGCCCCGCTCCTTAAAAGGTTCCTTGCCGAGCAAACAAAGAATTGCGCCAGTAGCAAAGTCCCACTGCTGCGCCGAAACATCAAAAAAGTCTTTTTTATCTCTCGCCTGAACAATATATTTGTAAGTTACTGAACGTTTGATAACGTCAATAACTTTCTCGTTTAAGAATTGAGAATAGTATTCATTTTCATTGCATTTCCCAGACATGTAATCCTTTCTTGTAAACATTTCAGATCTCAAATTTAATGTTGTTAGGGCGAATGTTGTAGATAGCATCAATAACTCCGCGAGCTGCAGATTCTGTTCGCTTGTCGAATTCTCCAGAAATCGAACGGCAATAAGTTCTGCGCCCATCAGAAAGAGTGAGCCAGAAGAAACTCATGTCCGACTGAATAAATTTCTTGACGGAGACCTTCATGATCCTGTTTAGTGAAGTTGCGAAAGCGCTCGATAAAAGTCCGAGCGCCGACGCATCTTAACAAGTCATCAGAGAAAAGCAAGCTGCAAAACAAATTTTTAATCTGTTTGTTTAACGCAGTAAAACGACTCTGTTGTTAGTAAAGTTCTGATCGCAACAATTTTGTCATCGCATGTTTTTTGCACGCGATCATTTGCTGCAGTCTGAATTAAATGTGCGCCAGTAAATCCAAGAACAAGTCCTACAGAAATTGCAAGAACGCTCTTGAGAAATTCTTCGTTGTCAGAGATTAGATTTTTCATGAGATTTGATTGTTATTCAAAAAGTGTCGGGGCGTGAGGAGAATCCTGAACGTACAACATGCAGCGAACGTGCCACTTTTCGCAGCGCTTTGCAACTTCTGCAAGCTCCCAAAGATCAATCATTTCAAAATGAAGCCAGGGCGCATAAACTTGCAGCTCTGAATCAATCGCAGAAAGATCAAGATCTCCGACGAAGAAATCAATCGAATGTGTGCGATTCTTTTCGAGATACAGATCAATCAGACTGTCACGTGAAACTTCCCAGTTCAGAAAAATTGCATTGTCACCAACAGTTAAATACCAATCCTTCAGAGGATCAGAACATTTAACGTCAAAACCAAAAGCTTCAATCGCCTGACGAAGTTTGTAGCCGTCAAAGATTTCCATCGTTATCAGTAGCAATCGTGAGCAGTAAGAAATTCCTCAGCGTCTTTTTCCGCCAACTCTTCAGTTTTGTGCGGGCCGAAAAAATCTGAGTCGGGAATACAACCTGGATGGCAGACCGCCCAATAAAAGCCGGGCGAATAACAATCGTCGTCTGCGTAATTTCCAAGTCCTTCAGAAGTATTCCACTCGCGACATTGCGATTCGTCTGCGTAAATAATCCAGACGGGCGTAACAGATCCGTCTGCGTGATCAATTTGAGTCTGCATAATTCTGTTGTGAAGATTGAAAATTGTGAGACGAGAGAAAGTTGCAACTCTCGCCCGCCTCACCTTTTAATGGTAACCGATCGACACCCGACCTGTCAACTAAATTTCATCAGTCGATAAATTGCAGAAGCTTGCTCTTGTATTTCTTGAAGAACCCACGAAGTTCTTCGCGCAGAAATTCGCCGTCACCGTGTTCGATTTTGCTGCGATGATAATCCCAGATAAATCCAACATTGTTGTAGCCGCGAGCTTTGATCGCCATCAGCAGAAAAGATCGCACGTAATAACCTTCCTCGATGTGCGAGAAAATGTGTTCAAAGTCGTGTTCTGCAATCTTGTCAGGATTTTGTGCGTACATCTGACAATACAAACAGTCACCAAGTTCAGGGGCACCCAAACCATTTTCGACTGCATCTTTAACAAAGCCATCAATGTACTTTTTGACTTTGTGATCGAGAATCGTTTTGCGAGCAAGCAATTCTTTCACATCGGGCGCAGACGTTTCGCCCGGCACAATCTCGCCAAACGCATTAAGTTTGACACCATCAAAAAATGCAACTTCAGCATCGCCTTGCTGAATAAACCACAATCCGCGCTTCTGAAAAATAGAAGCATACGAAAAAGTGTTCAAGCGATCTTTTGTCGTTTTTGTGAGATAACCGCCTGAGTTGAGAGTTTGTGTATCGTCGCTGTTAATAGTAACAACGTCAGTATTGTGCAGCTTGACGCGAAATACATCATCGCTGCGACAGAGATAAGTGTTGTTTGCGAGTTTTTTGCTGTCACGCTTAGAAAGAATTTCCTGACAAGTAGCGTAAGTGAGTTTCATGATTTTAAGTTGAAAATTAACGATCAGAAATGATTTGAGACTTCAGGGCGAGAAACGTCAACCGGCTGAAACTTTGTGATCTCCACATCTTGTGGGTCAAGATTTTGCAGCGCATCATCAAGAATGTGCTGTGCAAATTCTTCTGTGCAGGGCTTGGCATTTACCATTTCGCCCTTTTGATTTTCCGCAACCATGCGAAAACAATTCTCAAAAGCGCCCCAATCAATGCGATGAAAACGAATGATTCGCAATTCTTTTTGACTGCGATTAAAGATTTTGAACTCTTGAATTTCTTGAATCTTCATTTTTCTGAGAGGTAAAAAATACGCAGCGTTTCCCCTGCGCTTCTACATCTTAAGGCATCGCCCCCGGACGTGTCAACTAAATTTCACGCTCGCCAATGCAAGGAATCTTTGCCTGACAACAAGTGCATTTTAGAAAAAGTTGCGACGTGTTGATTTTGTCCTCATGCACCTGCCAATGCCGATCTAGTGCAAACTTTTTGCGATGCTTGACACAACATGCCCCACAAATTCTAAATCCAGACTTTGTATAAAGATAACGATTCTTCCAGTAATTACAAGTTTTTGATTTGTGTTGCACGGCGATGATGTCTGCCATGCGCAGAGAGAAAGATTTTGAACTCATCAATTACTTTGCAAATGCGTAGAAATACCTAGCGCACAGAAGGCTCTGTAGCTGGCTTGTTTTCTGCGCCGGGGAAAGGTTCGGGCGGGGCTGGAAAGGCCAGCTGCGGGCGATTCTGGCGGGGATGAGAGGGAAATAATCGAGGCGTCGGAAAGGATTTGACGCCCCGGCAACGATTACTTAATCGAAATTAAGTTAGAGCTGTGACTTAATGCGAGCGTGCAATTCTTTGCAGATCTTGCGTGCTTCCTTCCACGCCGCTTTGTTTTCTTCTGCTGTTCCGTTTTTTACTACATCGACATAGTTTTCGCCGATGTTATGAAAAAAGCTGAGCGCTGCAAGAAGCGTCAGCTTTTCTTTTTTACTCAGCGCCATTACTTAGTAGTTCTTCAAGTTTATCGACTTCAACGTTTGTTTCTTGCAAGCGACTTTTGAGAAAGACGTTTGAAATGTCAACCATGTCTGCAAAGTCAACCGCATCAATTACATGAGCAGGAGAACTAATGCAATCAAAAGATTCTCCCCCTTTGAGGCTTTCCATGTATTGCGTGAAGTAATACACGGCAGTCAGAAGAAATTCAGACTCAAGAATAAATGCAGTTGAAATCTGTTCGGGCGTAAGTTTTTCCCTGTCTCGCCCACCATTTTTGTAAGACGTGTAAGTTGCGACGAGAGATTCAGAAAAGCTGCAGTCTTCGATCATCATTTGTGAAGCTCCATTTTTTGTTGAAAAGCGTTTGCTTGCATTTCTGCAGAAGTTACTGGGGGCTCGCCACCCGTAGCATCGTACAAAAATTGTGGCGTTGGATCGTAATCCAGATAACCATCAAGAAGATCAAGCACTTCGCTTAAGCAATCGGCGAGCTGATAATCATGATCCATTTGCCCAGCTTTTTCATTGTCGTCGTAAATTCGCTGAATTTCTTTTCGCATGAGATCTAGGCGAAAAGAATCAAAGACAGGGCAGGAACTGTCAGACTCAAAAATAAGTTTCATCATTCGTCGTTGTAATCGGGTGGCTCAACAATTTCACGCATCAGGCATAAATCGCCTTCTTCGTAATCAAGAAAATAACGCTCGGTAGAACCTCCGGGGCCTGTTTTTTCGTATTGAAATGTGTCGAGAATTTCACTCCATGAATCCCAATAATCAGCCTGATCCTCAAAAGCTCCTGGACCCTTGAGACAATTTTCCCACGCCCATTCAGGAACGTAGTCTGGTCGCTTAATGCTTTGCGTGAAAAACTTTGGGATGAAAACACCGTGTGCGCTGCAAAGAAGAACCTCCTCTACAAAAATAGTTTCGGGTTCTTCAATAGGTGCAGACGGACGACCATAAATGTCAGACATGAGCAAAACCCGATGCACGGGCAAAAACTGAACTGGGACCGTAATCTTTTACGATCTCAGGAAAAGCGTCGATAATTTTCTGTTTGTTGTTGCCATCTGCAGCGCGGATAGCTTCTGCAAGCTTTTTGCAAAAATGCCCGCCATAGCGAGACATTGTTTCAGTGAGAACGTAATAATCCTCACCAGAAAGAATGCGCGTCATAATTTTCTGTTAGTTGAAGTTGAACGCTCGATCCCCGAGCGCATAGCTAGTATCGCACGACGCTCCAGGGCGTGTCAACTAAATTTTGAATCTCAATAAATATAAAGCTTGCCGTCGTCTCCAATGTATGGCGTAATTTCTCCCTGATCCTGTGCAGCTTCTGCAAGAATGAAAGCTACTTCTCTCGCCCAATCTCCATCATAAAAACCGCAACCACGACCGTTGCGAGTCAAAATGTAATCGTGTTCTGCTTGATTTTGAGTGGGCTGCATTAAATCATAAAAGTCATCAATGCAGTCCCAGCTATCGCCAACTTTTTCAGAAATTTGTTTTTCTACGATTGAAACAAACTTTTGAAATTCACCATAAAGCTTTTGAACGTCTTCCTCGCTAAAATCACTCGCCCTGAAATCTCTGTCGAGCGGGTTCCCAAATTCGTCAGTCGTTGACCAAAGAAGGGTCTCAAGCAAAGCTTCTGCTGTCGGGTTCAAAGGATTCATTGCGGCTATGAGTAAACGGTAAGTATCTAAACGTTGAATGAATGTTAATTTGTTTTCTGATAGTTGTCGATTATTTGCTCAAGAGTGATTGGTTGCATGTCATCGTCTTGCCCTTCAGCAAGCATGATTTTTTCACGCAACTCAGAAAGCATATTCATTTGCTGCATGATAATGTCGCACTTAATTGAAAGTGTTGACCAAATAGCACCAGCAGCCCAGGGCGCAAAAAATGAAGCCACCTGTGCTTTTCTGCGTTCTGCTTTCAGCAGCTTGAAAAGTTGCTCTGCCTTGAGATTGATTCCCTCAAGGATGAACATTGTTTCGTACAAATAAAGCTCAGACTTGATTTTCATGTTAGTTCAGAAGGTAATTTGCGTTGCCGCAGAAAACCAGATCCACGACATCAGAAAGAGTAGAGGGAGTAACAATGTAGTCATACTCAGAGTTGCCTTTAGTAATGAAATAAAATCTTGTGTTTTTTCTGAAATTAGCCTCCACCTGTCCGATCTCATGTTCTTTGAAAAAGCGCATCATGAAAACTTCAACAGCTGCAAATTCATGCTGCGTTGCGCCTGAATGATTGTTTTCGTAAGTTCTGCAGTACATCGGAAGAAATGCACTGCCTAATTCGTAGATTGCCCAGAGCCTTGTTTCGCCCGGACGCATTTTCTCCAGGATTCTTTTGTCATGCCACGCCACATCGTTCCAGTTGTGACGGACAGTTTCTTCTGCCGTAAAACACATCCATTCGTGTAAATTCTTTTTGCGTGGGTCACGCTTTACAGTCTCCTGTCGTGAAATAATGGTGAACACGGTCAGCGACCGAGGCCGTTACAGGTTAGCAGCGCGTCGGAACGTGTCAAGTAAATTCACGAACAATCTTAATAAGTTAATTGCACGTCGAGATCTGGGTAGATCTTTTTGTTCATTAGGCGAGGAAGAATTTGCATCGCTTCGTGATACGGAAGAAATGGTTCTGTTCTTAAAAATCCACCCTGCGAATATGGACAGACCCATTGCGCAATCGTATTTGCAACAAAAATCAGCGGATAACAATCAAGTGCGCCAATCCAAATGCAACCCTCATCAACTGGTTGGTGAGAATTAAATCTTGTGCGAACGAAAGGATAAAATGCACCTTCCGTTGCACATGTTTTGTCATACGCAAAGTATTCACCACCCCAGCCACGTTGCGCAAGCTGAAAATAGTGATTCGTGAATCGTGTAATTGTCACGAATTTCTGCAATGAAAAATCTTCTATCTCCTGCTGCGATCTATAAATTCTTTTCAGTCGCAATGAATACTTCTTATTGTTTGTCAGTGCTGTTCTGCAAATTGCGAATCTCTTTTTCGTCTGCTGCTCTGTGAATAATATCGCCCCACTTTCTGAATACTTCAGATGTAACTTCTTTTTCTGTGAGCTTGCCATAGCGCTGTACTTCTGAAAGAATCGGGCGGGGCGTAACAATAAGCTGTTTCAAATGCTGATGCAAGTCCCAAGAGTAGTTTTCGTGTTGTATCTGCCAGAGCCACTGCAAAATTTCAAGTGACTTCCTGTAGCACTTCACCCAATAAGTTCTGTACTTTGTCGCCTCTTTTTGTTCAATTATCGTAGCGACATAATTAGTCTCGTAGCATAAAAACTCATATTTTCCGGGTGCGCCAATACGAACAATGCAGTAATTATTCCACCAGTGTCTTTTGAATTTGACTTCTGCTTTTAATACTTGAAAGTAAAAACGCATTCTCATTTTGTTTAATGCGTCGTGTTTCCAGCTACCCCTTTTTGTCGGCCTTGTTACTTTTCGCGCCGGGCGAAAACCTTCGGGCGCCAGTTGAATCCCGTGTGCAAACGGTTTCGGTTTTCCCACCCTGACATCTTCTCTTGCGCCAGGGATCTTACACGTTAGAGTTCAAAAAAGCTAAAGGAGCTTCATGTCGTGTCTGACTTCTTCTACTGCGTGACACTGCCTTTTGGCAGCGAGACGGAAATCATTTCCGGTCGCCTGAACGAAATCGACATGCTTGCCGCCACTCGCACGCTTGAAGAACGGTATCCGACAGCACTAGAATTTCAAATCCGCAAGTACAGTTACAAAGCTGCCGCGCTTTGTTAACTTGTCCTTTAACATTCCTCCTTCGGAAAAGGAAGTTGAGGCGGTTCGTTCAGCGATGAGCGAGCTTAAAGAAAGTCTGATGCAGTCCTCAAAGCTTGCACAAGACTTTGTGGAAATGCTTGACGATAATTTTCTTGCGATTGACGAATGGCATCGCAAGGAATTATTTGTTGCGTCGATGGGAATTGATGTAGCGCTCTGGGATCTGAACGTTGCCTTGCATAAAATGCGCAGCTTTCAGACGCGCATCATTTCTAGAGACTCCTGATTGTTTGCAGATCAGAACGTGAAATTTACTTGACACGTAGCGAGCGTGCTACTAGATTTGTAAGGTTCTCCAACGACAGGGCAATGCCACGCCCAGCCTTTGCAGCCGGTGACAGGGTTTACGCCCGTTGGCAGGGCCGAACAGAGTTTGAGCTGGTCGGTCGTGCAATGTGCGACTCATCCTTTCCGCACTGGATTTGCAAGACTTTTGGCGGTCGGCGTGATGAATACTGGATGATTCCAGAAATTCATCTTTCTCGCAAGGAAGTGTCGTTTTTAGTTGGAGATCACAACCGAAAACAACTTACACTCAGGGTTCAGTAAATGTCTTGGAAATCCAAGCGACAGGTCAAAGAAGAAAAAGCTCAACAACAACTTGACAAAAGGGTCAGAAAACTTCGGCACAAGGATTTATTTTGGGCTGCGAAGCGTCGTTACCTAGATGACAAAGAATGGTACGAGCTTCATGTTCTTGATCGAGAATTCGGGCGGTGGGGGGCTGAACAAAGCGAGTACGAATTCAATTTGTTATCTGAGCTGCGCGAATACTTCAAGCGGCATGAAGTTGGCAGCAAGTGCCCTCATATGAACGCACTGCAGCGCCATCTTGCACAACACGCACAACGACAGGAGGACGAGAAAAAGGCCAGCAAGAAAAAGGTCGTGAAGGCCCACCCCAAGGAACCCGCCACCGTGTGACACTCTGTACTACTGTCACGAGTACAGAACCAATCTGCACCAATCGCCCCGGTCTCGGGGCTTTTTATTGACTGCGCGGGTTTGCTCGCTAGGGTTTTAATGCGTGGGGAGACGCAGAGGTGGGGGCGCAGCCGTGGGGCAGCGCTCCTTTTTTATTGCGGGATCCCAAGACAGTCGAGCACGAAAAAATCAAAACTCTTTTTCTGATACCGCATTGACTTCTGCCAAATCATGTAAGCAGTTCTGAGCTTTGCGAAGTCAGAAATCAAGCGGCGATTGCGATAAACGAATTTCAAGGCAGCATCGCAATCATCAACTGTTAATTGCAAAAGCAAGCTCGCCTTGCGAATTTCATCTGAATTCATCGCGTGAAAATCAGGTAACGCGCAGCACTGATGCACCTTCTTGCGCAATTCAGAAAACATCTTTTTTGATTTGTGACTCACAAAGTCAATCTGTTTTCTGTAGTGCTCGCGCTCTTCTCTTGTTTGACGACGCACTCGCTCATGCTCTGATGCCGTCGCAAAAATGTAAGATCCGCCCGAAAAGCCACCGTTCAGCTTTACAAGTTTCCAGCGCCTGCCGAAAGCTTCTATGAAATCGCCCAGGCGCAAACCAGAGGGCGGGTGAAAAGAATTTCCGTAGTAACAGAAAATGTTGAAATCATTCCACCTGCATTTGTCATCTTTGTCTCTGCTGCAAATGGGGCAGGGTTCTTTGCGTGAAGAATGTTTCATTGAATGGTTGCGTTTGCGATGATTGAATAGCGCTTGTAGAACATTGCTTTTTTCATTCCCGTAGGGCCATTTCTGTTCTTCAGCGCATGAATCTCAATCTCTTGCGTTTCCTGCTGATCGTTGTCCTCTTCCTTGTATAGCCCGATAACAATGTGACTGAATTCCTCGATTGATCCGCTATCGCGCAAATCTGTAAGCGTTGGGCGCTTATCGGATCGTGCAGCGAGATTTCTGTTCAGCTGACATAGCAAGATAACGTCGATCTTGATTTCATTTACAAGCTGCAGCAATTTTTCCATAATATCTCTGATTGCGAGATAGGGTTTATCCGATTGCGGGTGAGAAATACATCCCAGGTGATCAATGGCGATGAAACGCAATTCAGGATCACGACGCTTAAGCAAGCGCGCATTAGCAACAATTTGATCAATGGAACGAAGCTTTTCCTTGACCAAAACCCCAGGTAGCGTCTTGCCTTTGTAGCTGAGCATTCGATTGCGTTGAGCCTCAGAAAAACTGCGGCGACCGAATTGAGTCGTGCGCAAACCATCAACAATTGCGTTCTTTTGCGTGACTTGAGACTTGAAGTCATGAATGGCCGTTGCGCGTGCATAAATTTGCGCAATGGGAACTTCAAGTGTGTAGATCACACCTTTGCCGCCTTCCTGTGAAATGCCATGCACAAGTGAAGTCAGCATTGCTGTTTTGCCACATCCAGGGCGAGCAGCAACAGTAATAATGCGCCCGGCTTCAGTATTAATAGCTTTCTTTTCTCCTTCGCCAACTGATTCTTTTGCAATTCCACCAGCTGCGAATTGATCAAACGCTTCAAGGCCCGTCGAAACAGAAACCTCTTCATCCGGTAGCGGAACGAGAATCTGATCGAAGAATTCGTCTTCTGTGAGTTCGTGATCATCTGCAACGCCATAGTTTGATTTGAACCATTCATGATTTGCTTTTGCAAGTAAGTCAGTGACTTTTTCCGGGGCGCCAGGATCAAAGCTTTCGTGACTCAGTTCTTGTAAAGTCGAGTCGAGAATTTCTTTTACACGCGGGCGCCCAAGAGAAACTTTCCATCTGGGCAGGATTTCTGAGACGATCAGCTCGCGCCCGATAACAAATTTGTTTGCGAGAGACGAGCAATCAAGAACTGTATTTTCCGCCCACTGTTTTTCAAAGCTGTCATCAAAAGTATCTACAAGATTTTCTGCTGCATTTTCAACAGTGATTGTTGATATGAATGAATCTCTTTGTGCAGACGCTTCAAGAATGCAATTAACAGTTGCCGTATAAACAAGTTTGCGTGCGCGATCAACAAACCAACTTTTATCAACAGTTAGCAGAAGTGATGCGAGCTGCGATGAATGCAAACTGTTCAAGCACCATCCTAGAAATATGCGTTCAAAAACGTCACAGTTCCATGTAGTTAGCTGTTCAAGCAGATTTTCCTTTGTCGCAGAATCGCTTTTCACATTCCTTGAAAATTGCGAGTAAGAGTTCGTCGTCATCTGTTGTAGAAAGCAAGTGTTGCAGAGTTTTGATCTCGCTCCATTGCGTGATCAGAGATTGAAGCAAAAGTTTATCGCTATTATCTTGCACTTATAAAAACGCTTCATCTGAGATTTCTTTAATTTCCTTTTTCACTGCGCCACCATGAAACTTTGAATCGCGTTGCAGCTTTTGCAAAACATCAACATGTCCTGAGAAGCCCAGAGACATCCACGTTGACTCCGATGCAAGTTCTGCATACTCCGCAAGCACCCCCAGTTCGTGCGCTGCCTTGATGCCGCGCAAGTCGCTCGGCGAGAGCTGTCGCTTGCTGCTTCGATGCTTCTTCCTGCTCTGCGCCAGCCACGCCTCCAGGGCCGTTCTGACGGGCTCAGCGTATGCGGGCAGCTGAAGCTGCTCAGAACGCCGTACAGAGGCTCCTGGAGGGGTCTGAGAGCGTGCAGCGGGCTGTGATGGCTTGTGGGGGATATAGGGGGTTTTTTCTGAGGTTTTTGTTTTCTGAGGTTCGTGGGGCTCTTGGAGGCCCCAGGTAGGTGGGGCTCCTGGAGGCCCCAGGTCCGATGGAGCCCTAGGGCTCTTGGGAGCCCCAGGTATGCACCTTTCGGGACTCTCATCCTCATCTTTCGCCCAGCGTTTTTCAAGGCTCAGTTCGTAGTGACTAACCTCGCCAGGGCGTGAAATTCTTTTGACGTAACCGTTATCTACAAGCCATTTCAGCGCGTTTTTAATCGTATGAATATTCATCTTGCACGCATCTACAAGACCTGCGACTGAAATCCAAGCCTCTCTTGATGCACCAGCTTTTTCCCAAAGCACCATCCAAACCCACGCATATTCTTTGTTTTTAACAAGAAGCGCGAGAAAATCAGAAGGAACTTGTACGAAGCGAGAACGAGAAAGCGTTGCTCTTTTTGAAGTGTCAGACATCAGCTTGCTTGCAAATCCTGATTGATAATCTTAATTCCTTCTATTGCAAGTCGCTGTTGCTCTGTGCAGATCGTGTAAAATGCAGCGCGCTTTTTGTCTCTCGCTGCTGCAAGCTTGCGAATTGATAATTTGACTATATGCTCTCGTATCGCGCTTGTTCTTGAAAAAGCTTCTGCAGAAAGCTCGTTTTCAAACTTGTGCAACATGCACGCGAAGACCATCGGGTCCGCGCTCTCAGCCGATTCGGTCATGGTGTAGGATTGCTTTGCTATGAACTCGATCGAGCCCGAGCTTGCTACTCGGGCTTTTTTATTGCCAATTTTTCTTCTGCGCCTCCAATTCTTTCTTTGCCGCCTGAAGATTTTCCCATTCTATTAAGCCGTACTCGATAAGTAGGGCGCAGAATGTAGCCGTTGGCGTTGTGTTCGGCTTGATTGAAAGCAATTTCATTGCCGTTTGCTCGTCGATCGTTACTTTGACGACCATCGAATGCTTTCTTGTAGCCGGATCCAAAACCCGCACCAGAAGGGACCGATAGACGCTAACGGTGTTTTCTGAAATGACAAGTAGTCTCACCTAATATCAGCGAGACTAAAGATTTACCCAATACATGACCTACCCCAAAATTTCCCCTGCGCCCAACTGGACCGCAATCTTTTCCGTGCATCCCGAGCTTGATGCTCCGGGATACGCTCAGGCTTTTATAGAAACGATTGAAAATCCGCGTATCAAGCCGAGTGAAACAAAAAAGGCGGAAATAAAAGAGAAAAAGAAAAAGCGTGCGCTTGGGCGAAACGACAAGCGTTAAAAATCAATATCGTTATCTTCAAGCTTTTCTTCAAGCTCTTCAAGCGTCACTTGATCAAAGTCAATGGGCGCAACAGGAATTTTTCTTTTTGCTCGCCCAGATTGATTGATACTTGTTGGCACGCCATTGATTTCACAGTATTTTTCATACCATGTTTGTATCATTCTGCGATCGACAAAGCCCTGCATCAAGTTTGCAATTGCTTGAACGTCTTCGCCTCTTTCAAAAAGCAAATTCGCTGTTACGCGCAGGATCCTATTAAGTGAGGTTGCGCCGCGTGTGACCATTTTGCAAAAAGGGGCTTGACAAAAGCGTGTAAGAACCGTACCATCGAACACGTACACCCATCAACAGGGATCAATGGTGCAACGTCCGAATCTTGCAGGCGTTATCACTACGGACGACGTTTCAACAAAAGGAACGGGCAATTTCAAGGCAGATTACAGAATTGACAATCGAGGAACAAGGGCGCTGCCCATGAAGCGCATAAAAGAATTGTTTGAATTGCGCAATGGAATTCTTTATCGTGACGGGCAGGCAACCGGCTCAAGAAAACCCCATGGATATTGGTACGTAAATATTGATTCTGTCCGGTATTCAAAGGCAAGGGTTGTATATGCACTTGGAACTGGAATTGATCCAGGAATACTGGAAGTGGATCATATAGATAGAAACCCAGACAATAATAACTTCTCAAATCTTAGGGCTGTCACTGGGACCCAAAACAAATTCAATCAAGATCTGCGGTTAGATAATACATCCGGCACCAAAGGAGTTTCATGGAACAAAAATAGAAATAAATGGGTCGCATATGGAAACATTAACGGCGTTCGTCATTCACTTGGTTATTTTTGCGAGAAAAACGAAGCGATAAAAGCAAGAAAGCTATGGTTTGAATCCATGGCAGCATAGCAAGCCACATTTACCCATTCAACCTTTTCCTTGTTTTAACAAAATGTCTGTTCACCAAAAACTGATGCAAGCACGCATCATTCTTCAAGGCAAAAAGCTTTCCAAGACAGGGAAAAACAAGTTCGCAGGTTTTAGCTATTTTGAACTTAGTGATTTCTTACCAACAGTACAGGAAATTTTTTCGTCACTTCAAATTTGCGGAGTTGTTTCCTATGGGGCCGAATGCGCAACTTTAACTATTTTTGACTGCGAAAATCCAGGTGATACGATTGAAATTAGCTCTCCAATGTCTACTGCTTCGTTGAAAGGTGTTCACGAAATACAAAATTTAGGCGCTGTTCAAACTTATTTGCGTCGTTATTTATGGGTTACGGCTATGGAAATCGTTGAGCACGATGCCCTTGATGCAACGATTGGCAACGGTGAAGCCCGAAGCGCAGATACGCCTAGCACAAGCGGCTCTGCGCCCCGTTCACCCGGTCGCCCGCCTGCTGCTGCCAAGGCTGCCCCTGAGGCCACTGCAGCCGATCTGCTGGAGAAGCTGGAGAAGCTGGGCATCACGCCCTATGGCATCAAAACTTTTGCAGCGATCTGCGAAGTCGAGAAGCTTGAGCAAATCCCTGCCGAAAAGCTGAACAAGCTTGCAAAAGCAATCGGCGCTGATCACGTCAAGATGTTCAATCAGGGCAAGAACAGCAAGGGTGCTCAAATTCTTCCGGCGCCCGTGAAGGATCAAGTGAGCGGACAAAGCTCGATTGATGAACTTGCAAAAGCAGCAGAGGATGCTTTTGGAGACGAGTGAAAGTTTTATGACTTATCAATGCCCTCGCTGTCGATCAAGAATAAAAGATTGGTCTGGCGACGATCCGATATGCGGTTTTGACGAAAACGGAAACTTTCTTGAAAACAATTGGAATTGTGCGACTCTAATCGCTTTGCGTTACATGGAGGGTCAAGACGTATGGTGCGACGACAGTTACATGAAAATCGTGAGTCGCTGCGATGTTGGACACGGCGTCTTGTACTGGTATAAACGTCGCGGCAAAACAGATGACTTTCGTGATTCTGATTTCAAGAGAGGGAGCTTGCGCTATGCCCAAGAGCTTCTTGGTGATGTAGAACCCAGCCTTGGAGATTTTTGGTGACTAAATTTCACCCTGCTCCGTTCAATGATTTTTCACTTGAACTGAAAGACCCCTGGCCTGTTGTTGAGCGTTTGCGATTGGCGCTAGTTGAGGCGCAGTATTACACGCCAGGCGCCGAAAATACAACAGGTCTTTCTATCGACTCGCTTCTTGAACTCTTGCCAAACGAAGATGACTGATCAACGCCTAATCTCTCCACCCGCCGAAATCATCCGCCAGTGGGAAGCCGAATGGGACAACAGCGGCAGTGCCCATTGCGACAAGGCCCTCTACATCGCCGCTAAGGCTGCAACCTGGGGCGCAAAGACTGCCATTGAGTGCGCTCTCAAGGACACTGCATCCTGCCACTGGCGCGTTGCTGATGGCCCTGAAGATGGAGTGCAGCTTGTGCGGGCCAGTGACCTGATGGCTTGGGCTGCTGCCATTGGCAAGCGCTATGAGGTTGAAGAATGACTGACCCCATCACCCCACCGCCGGAGCTGGTGCAGCAGTGGCGGCCTGTACCCGGATACGAAGGGCTGTACTCCGTATCATCGTTAGGCGATGTGCGCAGTGAACAGCGCAGAACTGCTCACGGATCTTCCTCAAGAACGGTAAGAGAGCGCATTCTTTGCCAAAACCGCACGACTAACAACTATCTCTCATTGAGACTTTGGCGCGACGGCGAATTTCGAGTAGCCAGAGTTCACCAGCTTGTAGCGGAGGCGTTTATTACTAAGCCGCGAGATGGGCTCATGGTCGATCACATAGACCGGGACAGAAGCAACAACACAGTAGACAACTTAAGATGGGTCACTAAAGCTCAGAATACAAAGAACACGCAGTGCCGCACAGCCTCTGGCTTCAAGTTTGCGTACCTAATGCCTTCAGGTAGGTACCAGGCTCGCTACAGACCAAGAGCAGGCAGAAACCTGATTAGCTGTGGCACCCACGACACTCCCTACGAAGCTCACCTAGCCGCACTCGCCCACCGACTGGAACACCATTGGAACCCATGACTGACTTCCGAGCACTATGCGCTGAGCTGGTTGACTGTTTGGAAAAAGCCAACTGGCCCTTGCGGCATAAGACTCTTTTTGAAATCTGCCTTGCCGATGCCCGCGCCGCCCTGGCCCAGCCCAAGCCGCCGAGCTTGAAGGAGCAGGCGCTGGCTGCACTGGGGCGGTACATGACTGGGGAAACAATCCTCACCAAGGACTCCCTTGACACCATTCGCCGCGCCCTGGAGAAACTCGATGACTGACTTACGAACACTTTGCGCTGAGCTTGTTGACGAGCTTGAAGACTGGGTTGCTTTCGGCGATGAAGCTGACTGCGCCGATGCACACGCGCTTGTAGACCGCGCCCGCGCCGCCCTGGCCCAGCCCGAGCCGCAGGGGCCGACGGACTTGCAAAACAAAAAGGATGCTGAGCTGTGAGAGTGCCTGAACTTTCGAGAGCCCAGCTTTTTGTTGAGCTTGACCCAACTGCGCCTAGCGGACTGAAGT